TTAATTTTCTTTTTTATTTTTGCCGGATTTGCGCTTACGCTTCTTTTTGCGATCTTCTTCCGGCGTGCCGAAGAGGCGGGTGAGGAGGTCTTTGGCGGTGCGGGAGATGTTGGCACCTGTGGCGGCGGAGAGGGAAAGGGCGCCGTAGCTTGAGACGATGGCGGAGGAGGAACGGGAGAAGGCCCCGCCGACGCCCGCGGCGCGGACCAGGGCCGTCAGGTTGTTGAAGTGGGTGTCCCAGTCCATTTCTTTTTTGTCCGCAACGTGTTCGTATTCCCGGGTAATGGTGCGGGCGATGCCCTGAACGTCAATCAGGGTGCGGGCGTAGGAGTCCGCAAAGACATGTTCCCCGGTGAAGAGGCTGGCGAGGTAGTTGACTCCCTCCCCGGCTAGGGGGATGGTGGTGAGGTCGCCCAGGAGGGCGGTGGCGCCGTACTTTTTCCACTTCTTTGCCTTGTCGCCGTCATCGTCTTCCATGCCTTTAATCCACGCGATGAACCAGGCGAGCAGGGACGAGGTGACGCCCAGGGCCAGCCAGGACTGTGCGGCGCAGACGCGGTTGCGCACGGAGCCGGTTTTCCACTCCGCCGCCATGAGGCCGATTTTGTTCAACTGCTCGGACTTCATCACAAAGGCGAGCTTGGATAAAATTCCGCCCGCGGCCTGGCTCATGCTTTTTTGCGTCTTGGTCAGGGGCTGGGCGCCGAGTTCCAATGACATGCCGACCTGTTCCAGGGCGGCCTGGCGCAGTTCTTCGTCCGTAAAGGGGGAGCCGTTTTCCCGGTTGAGGCTCCTTGAGCGGGCGTAGTAGGCGTTGGCGAGGGCGTGCATGGCAAGCAGGTTGGCTTTGACATCCACGGCTTCGATCAGGTCCATGGATTTCTCCGGAAGTTTTTCCATCCGGGAGTAACGCTGGCCGGGCATCTGGTTGCCGATCTGGGCGAGCATGGCTCCCTCCCCCCGCATGCGGGCGGTGAAGTACGGCGTGGCGGCAACCTCCTTCATGGCGATGTCCCCCAGGCCGAGCTTGGAGGCGGCGAGGTGGAAGAGGAAGGAGGAAAACGAGATGTGCTTGTGGGCGAGTTCGCGGGTTCCGTCCGCTTTTTCGAGGATGGCGGAGGGCACCCAGCCCGCGAAGAAACCATGGAGGATGGCGGTGGCCTGCTTGAGCAAGACGTAGCCGTTGCCCGCCAGCACGGAAATGGCAAAGGCTTTTTGAAGCATGCCCTGCATGCGGGAAAGGTTCAGGAAGGCGCGGTTGTTTTCCAGGCTGGCGCCGTCAATGAGGTCCATCCAGGAGGAGAGCTTGCCCATCATGTCTTCCCCCAGGTGCTGCTTGAGCTTTTGCTCCAGCGGTTTGTTTTTCAGCAGGGCGCGCCAGGCGGTCGTAATGTGGGAGGTGTAGATGTAGTTATCCTGTTCCGCGGCGGCGGCCAGGAAGACGAGGGTGCCGGATTTGGAGAAGTCCAGGTTCTCGGAATGCACAACGCGGTCAATGAGGAGGCCGTACTTGCCCCCGCCGATGGAGCCCGTCCTGGGCTCGGTGAGGGCGTCCTTCTCCCTGGTGGAGTTCCGGTCGAAAGTGGCGCGGAAGTAGTCGGGCTTGAGCGTGAAGGGAACGCCCATGCGCTCTTCATAAACCTGGGCGAGGGTGAGGCCGGTTTCATTGAGTTTCCGGCGGAGGGCGTACCCGTATTCCAGGCCGTCCGGGCCGACGTAATCATAGAGGTCTCCGATACCTTTGTCGTCCAGTCCCTCCCGGCGCAGGAATCCCTTGCGGATGAGGTTGCCCTCGCTGTCGTACACGTCGGCGTAGTCCGGCTGCTCGTGGAGCAGGATGGCGTAGAGGGCGCAGTCGCGCGAGCAAATAAGCTGGCTGGCGGCTTCCGTGTTGGGGACTTCCCGCTTCGAGGTGACGTTGTGCTGGTATTGCCGCTGCTCCGGGGTGCGGGACTCGTATTCGTCCAGGGCCTGGCGGAGGAGAGGGATGTCTTCTTCCCCCGGGACGTTTTCCGTGAGGGTTTCCGTGCGCCGGTCTTCCTCCCGGATGGCCTGTCTGCGAGCCTCCCGCTCTTGACTGGAGAGGGAGAGCCATTCCTGCGCGTCCTCAATGGAGAGGGAGACCTTCACGGTGAGGACCGGGGCGATGGGGATGCCCGTTGCTTGTGGCGTGTTGAATTGGACGAGCCATTGTTCCGCCGCGCTTTCAGACTTTACTCCGGCAATGCGGCGGATGGTGTCGGACAGCCACGCGGAGCGGTCGTTGGAGGCGTTGAGCAGGGAGGCGTTGGCTTCCGTGATTTCCTTGATGCGGGCACGGGAGAAGCGCTGGCCGAGGACGGGCTCCAGAGCCAGCATGAGCTGGGCGTAGCTCATGAAGCTGTACGGGAGGGAGGAGAGCAGCTTGCGCAGTTTGGTACGGTGGCTGATTTTTGCTCCGGCCCGGCTGGAACCCGAATTCACGGCAGGCAGATTCTTCTGGATTTGACGGGCGGCGTATTTGATGCGGCCCGCTTCCCGGGTCAGTTTTCTTTCCCACGAGTTGCGTCCGGAGAGGATGAATTCGAGGAGTTTTTCCATGGCTTCCCGGGCTTGGGGGAGGCTCATCCCGGCGTAATCCCCGTACGTCTTCCAAGCGAGAATATCCCTTTCGTGCTCCTGCCGCTTTTCTTCGTCTTCCTCCTGGTTGTACAAGGCTTCCAGCGCGGTCATGGCCTCCGCCTTGGCCTGGGATTGAGCGTCCAGCATCTGACGGTAGCGGGCGAGGGTGCGGTAGGCTGCCGCCTCCAGACGGCCCCGTGGAGATTTTTTGCCGGGTTCCTTTTTAGGGTAGACGGCTTCCACCCGCCGCATCGTCTTTTGGTACAGCTCGTCCTTGGCGAAATAGACGAGCTGGGTGCGCACGCGGTCCAGAACCTTGGACATGACGTGATCCAGGCGCTGGCTGCCGATGGAGGCCAGGATCTGCCGGACTTCCTCCGGCGTGGCGGCGGAAGTGGTGGCATTGATCATGCTTGTCTCAAATTTTTTATAGAAGGAGTCCCCCGAACGGAGGGTGCCCTTGGGGGGGATTTCCCCGGATTCCGCCATGGCCGCGTAGACGGAAGCCCATTGCATCTGCAAGTCCACATTGGAACGGTAGCCTTTGGGCAGGACGTAGCGGGCCGAAGAAAGAAGGGAGTTGATCATGCCGAAGAGCTCCGCCCCGACGCGGGCGGAGGGTTTTTCCTCCTTGCCGGACATGACCCGCCGCCAGTTTTCCGCCGCCTTGCCGAAGTCTTTTACGAGTTCGGAAGCACGGGTGGCCTGCATGGACGGGGCGGCAAGGCCGGAAACGATTTCCTCCAGCGAGGTGAGAGAGAAAGTGGTTCCGGCAGGTCCGGACAGGGGGGAGAAGGAGACCAGGGCCTCCCCCGGGTATTCCAAAGCGTCATTGAAAGGCGATTCGGCACGTTCCCCGGCGGAGAGTCCGCTGCGGCGTTCCACGGCGCAGGCCTCTATTTCACCGGCGAGGCGGCGGTAGAGTTCATAGGGGGAAAGGGATGAAAGGCGTTCGTATTTGAGAAAGTCCCGGTGCAGGGCGGCCATGTCCGGCTTGGGAGTGCGGCGGTAGGCGAGGCGGCGGCTGGGAGTGGCCTTGGCCGCCGCCAGGCATTCCTTGATACCGGCAGGGGTATTGAGCGCATAGTTGCCGGGCCATGGGAGCTCAAATTGCGAGTCCGTGCTCCAGCTTCTGTCATAGAATTGTTCCAACAGGCCGGAGAGGTCCTTGAGGGCGTAGCGGGCCATGTCCAGGATGCGTTCCTCCCCCGTCAGCCTGTGGGAGATGCCGTCATAGGAATAGCGGTAGGAAGTCCGCAGGACGCGGCGCGGATTGCGCGCCAGGGAGAGCATGTATTCCAGAGTGGAGATCATTCCGTCCCTTGCATTGAGCCAGGACATGAACCGGCTGGCCTGATCGTAGGCTTCATAAGCCGCTTCCCGCATGGATTCATAGAAGAGTTTGGCGGATTCTCTCGTGCCGCCCCAGGCAAAGCCTTCGATATGCTGGATGGCGTGCTGGATCTCGTGGAGGAGGATGGAGCGGAGTTGCTGTGGAGCGTCCAGGTTGCGGTGGATGTAAATGGCCCGTTCCGCCGGGGAGTACATGCCGAGGTAGCCGCTGAGGTGTTGGAGGATGACAGGCATGGAGCGCAGTGCCGGGTAGGCCGCAAACAACTCCGGATAGTCCAGCCACGCGTCCAGAGGCAGGGCGGTATTGGCCGCTGCCAGGGTTGAGAGGGATTGGAGCAGCCCGTCGTCTTCCCGCAGAAGGAGTTCCAGCGAGGAGACCTGCTCCGTCAGGCCGGAGGCGGCAAGGTGACTGGTACTGTACAAGCCGGTACGCAGGACGGCAGCGGACAGGAGGCGCCCCCAGCTTTCCCGGTCGTGGTCCAGGGTGAGGTATTCCCGCCATTTGGAGATGTTGTTTTCCGGACGAAGCGTCCGTTTATTTCTGTAGAATTGACGGTGGAGGGAGAGGTAGCGGGCAATCCGCTTTTTCGTTTCCGCAGAAAGGGTATGGCGCAGGGCGGAGAGCTCCCGGCGCAGGGTGGGCAGGTATGGGGCGGCACGGTCTTTCAGGGCGGCCCGGGAGGCGTCGATCTCCGCCCGGGGCTTGCCGTCGTCACGGCCCCGGAAGGTGTTTTTTTTGTACTGTTCCCAAGTGGCGGCATGGGGGCCGATGACGGAGAAGGTGATGTCCGGGGAGGAGGGGGCGAACGTGCCGATGTTGTCCGTGGCGGATTTGATCTGGGAGGGATGGAGGGCGACATAAGTGTCCGTTACCTTGTTGCCGGTGTCGTCTCCAGGGTCGATGACGTTATGGATGACAGCGCCATCCCTGTGCAGGAGCTTCGCCTCTTCAACAACGGTGTGGATCGTGCGGCTGCTGAATATCCTGATGAGCATGTAGTCGGTGAGGCCGTGGGAGGATATGTAGTCGATGGCCGCCTGCTCCGATGTCCAGTATTCCCCGCCGTCCGGCGGGGAGATGTAACTGCCGGACTGCTTATCGTACAAATCGAACCAGGGCTCTCCTTTTTCATACCACCATAATCCCCCGAAATCTTCTTCTAGCGGGGAGCGAAAATTAAGGAAACAGGAGTAGATGCCGGGCGCTCCCGTGTTTGCAAGAGGAGAACGAAGGTCCGCCTTTTCCCGGGTTCCGTAGTACGAGGCGGCGACTTCCGGATCTGCGGTAAAGAAGGAACTTCCTGCCGGGATTCCGGAGGATGGATTCCCTTTCCGGCTGTCAAAAACAGTAAAGCCTGCGCGATGCGTGCCGTGGTAGACGACGCGTGGCTCCCCGTTTTCATCCACGACGCGGGAGGCATGGGCGGGGTCGTGTTGCCAGTCCCCGAACCAGTCACGGAAGGCAGCCGTGCGCACCTGCGCCCACTGGCGGGGCGTGAGGCGGGAGGGTTCTCCATTGGGAGCCTTGAGCCAGGTACCGGAGGCGAGGGCCGTTTCCGTGATGGCCCGCTCCTCCTCCGACAGGGAAGCCATGTAGTCCGAATTCGGCAAACGGAGCCAGGAAGGCCCCGGAGCGAGGGAGAAGGACGCGGAAGAGCCGATGAGGGACGCAAGAGCCTGAAAACGCCCTTCCCTGGTTCCGTCATGGTAAAGAGGACGGATTTGGTGACGCTTGAGAACGTCCCTGACCTGCTTGTTCTTCCGCAGGGCGGCGGGAAGAACGGCGTGGGAGAATTCCCGGAGCTGGACGGAGCGCCGGGGGACGGCTTCATAGTAGTCCCGCAGTTCTGCATGAAGGGCGGAGAGGGCTGCCGAACCCAGTCCGGGGAGGTGACTGTCTCTGGCGATGCGGCCCTGGAAGGATGTCCCCCGGTAGAGGCGGCAAAGAGCGGCAAGAACTTTTTGGGGCGTGGGGGCGCCCCTGACCAGGGAGAGGGCTTTGACGGCATTGTCGAAGGCGGAAAAACTCCCGTCAATCCGGCTGAGGGCCATTTGGAATTGATGGATCAGGTCCTGGGCTTTCTGCTGGGAGGCCTTTTCCTCTTCTGTGGTGACAAGATTGTTCCGGCTGGCCTTGATTTCTTCCAGGCTGTTGAAACGCCTGGCTTGCCTGGCACGGAGAAGTCCCGTGGAAAAGACGAGGCCTCGTTCCGCTCCCATGCCCTTGCTCTCCAGCATGTGCCGGGTGATGTTTTCGAGCGTGGCCGGAAGTCCCGTCTCCCTGATGCGGGGAACGGGATTGAGCCAGCGAGCCAGCTTGTCCTCTACCCAGGCGTTGAAGGCTTTCTTGTGCTGGGCCGCGTACTTTTCAAAGCGTTTGTAGTTGGCGTGGCTGTCCAGGGCCTTCTTCCCGGCTTGGCGGGCATCCTGGAGGGCCAGGTAGGAAATGGACTGGAAACCGTCTCCCCGGGCTTCCCTCAGTTCCTTTTCCATCGCCCGCAGGTTGCTTTTTCGGGTCAGGGTCTGCGGGACGGTCAATTGAGCGTCCCGGGAATCCTGGGAGAATTGGCTGCGGTAGCGCTCGATAGCCCTTTCCATGGCCTTACAGAAGTCATCCTGCCGGTCGGGAGAGAGGGTGTTGGCATCTTTCCACGGGAGCATTTTGCGGATTTCCGCATAGAAGATCTTGTCTCCGGTGTTGAGGCGGCCAGGAATTTTTGCCGTGACGGGCCGCGGGGAGTAGCCGCGCTCTGCGGCGAAAACGGCCAGCGAGAAGTCGTTATGGCGCAGCTTGTTTTCCAGCTCGCCGCGGTGGTCTCCGTCCAGGGCGTTTTTCAGGAAGCGGAGGGTGGAAATGTCCGTGCTTCCGTAGTAGCGGAGGGCGGCTTCCTGCGCCTGATTGTAGAAGTCCTCCCGTTCCTTTTCCTCCTGCCTGCTCCAGCGGAGTTCCGGGAAGTACCCGCTCCACGCGTCGCGGTCATGGATTTCCACACCGCGGGCCGGGTCCGCCAGGGCTGGGGAGCCGACGAGGTAGATGTTCCCTTCCCCGCCCCAGGTGTAGGGCCGGTCCAGACGGGTGACGGCGATGGAAGGCAGCGGCAGGCCGCCCAGTTTGTCCACCGCCAGAAATTTTTCTTCATCCAGGCTGTGGATGGCGGCGAGGTTGGACAGGGAGAAGGTGATGTCCGGCTCGGACGCGCTGAACGCGCCGGAGTTGTACTCCGAGGATTTGACCTGGGTTGACTTGAAAGCGACGGCAATGAGGGCCCCCATGTCCGTGGGGTCATGGCCGAGGTAGCCGTCATGGTGCTCACGGACCCAGCCGAGGAAGTCGCTCCAGCGTTGCCCCATGTCGTATTCGTAGAGGCTGCCTTCCCGGATCATGTCGCGGACGGATTCCCTGTCCATGGATTCTCCGGAGTAGCGGTCCGTCCAGCCTTCCTCTTCCTGCCAGTAGTCAATGTACCTGTCTACCCATGGGAGGCGGGCGCTGGCCTCATCCTGGGCGAGGAAGGGATTTTTGAGGTTGAGCCAGGCGGTGGTGATGCCGCCTCCCTGGTAAGCTTGATAGCTTTTCGCCAGCTCGGTGGAATCGGAAAAGAAGATGCCGTCTACATGGGGAACGCCGTCAAAGACGGAGGGAGAGAGGCGGATGTCGAAGGAACCGCCATGGTACAGGACGATGGGTTCCCCGTTTTCATCCAGGGTTTTGGAGGCGTTGGCCGGATCGTGGAGCCAGTCCCCGAACCAGGCGAGGAAGGCTTTGGTCCTGGCCTGCGCCCATTGCTTCTCCGTCAGGCGGGTGGGCTGGCCGTTGGGGGCCAGGAGGTCGTTCCCCGCGTCCCTGGCGCGGGCGAGAATGGATTGCTCCTCCGCCGTCAGGGGGGAGGCGGAACGCTCCATGACGGTATAGGAGTCTTCCGCATCGTCCCACAGGGAGAAGGTGATGTCCGGATCAAGAGAGTCAAAGGTGCCGCGGTTATGTGTGGCGGATTTAAGCTGGCTGGATTGTGCCGCCAGAATCCATGAGCTTTCCCTCCCCTTCAGGATGATGCCGTCGTAGTCCCGCCCGGCTGCGTCTCCCTCCCGGAATTCTTTCTGCGCCTGAAGCGCAAAACGGGGGCTGTCCCATGCGTCGGGTTCCGTTTGGGGGAATCCTTGGAAGAGTTCCACCGGATGGGCGTCCAGGTCATAGACGAGGGGATTGCGCAGGTTGGCGAAGAGGGCGTATTGCCGCTGGGATTTTTCCTCAAGCAGTTTTTCTCCGCGGGCAAACCTTCTTTCGTTTTCGAATTCGCGTGCGATTTTGGCGGCATGGTCGGCATAATCGTCATCCGTGGTGGTGAAGATGAATCCGTGGTCCAGGTCTTGCCGGTCGTAGTTGTTTCCGGCCAGGGAGAGGTCAAACTCCGTGAATTTGAAGTTGCTCCCGTGGTAGATGACGAGCGGTTCCCCGTTGTCGTCCACGACGCGGGAGGATTGCTCCGGGGCGTGGAGCCAGTCTCCGAACCAGTCCCGGAAGGCACGGGTGCGGACGGTGGCCCAGAGTTTGGGTCCCAGGAGGGAGGGTTGTCCGTTGGGGGCCTGGAGCCAGGTGCCGTCCGCTTTTGCTTGTTCCGTGATCAATCGTTCCTCCGGAGAAAGGGCGAAGGTGATGTCCGGGTTGCCGGAGTCGAAGGAGCCGTTATTGTCCGTGGCGGATTTAAGCTGGTAGGGACTGAAGGGGATGTAGACGGTGTGGATGTCCGAGTGGAATTTGCCGCCCTGGTCGATGATTCCGTCATAGCCGAGGCGCTTGAGGCAGGCGGTTACCCAGTCCGGGATGGTGGTCCAGGCGTAGGTCGTGCCGTTTTTGACGTCTTCTTCCAGGATGTCGATCCATGTCTCCGGGGCGAGGTCGTTCTTGCTCCAGGAGAGGAGGCCTCCCTTTTGCGCAGGGTTCCCGGCTTTCCGGGAGGCGGCTTTAAGCGAGGTGAGGATTTTTCCTGTGATGCCGTTCGTACGGAAGGGGTGTTCCATGTGCAGGTAACAGGCGTAGACGCCCGGTTCCGTGTAGTCCGGGTCCCGGTACCAGGGAGCGATGGGAAGATCCAGTTTTGCCAGTACGTCCAGGAAGCGCTCTTCCTGTCCGAAGAGGGTGGCACTATCCAGCCAGTGGTAGACGAGGGCGCGCAACGCATTGCCGCGGGCCTCCTGAAGATGGAAACGGAAGCCGCCGTTGGCCTCGTCGGCGGACGGGTCCAGGATGATGGAGTCGTCCCCCTCCCAGTCGGTGCGGATGTGGCCCGCGGTGCGGGCGATGCGCTGGCGCTCCTCCGGGGAGAGGTAGTTCCAGTAGCGTTCCAAGGGGATGTCTCTCCCGGAAGGAAGGGTGACGCGGAACTGCCGGTGGTAGTCATGGTAGTCCTCCTCCTCATAGTCGATGCTGGTATCGGTCTTGTCCCTTGAATAGTTGGAGGCGATTTCCGGAGAATCCGTAAAGAAGGCCATGGGGCCGGAGGTGGCGCGCTCCGGGCGAAAGACGGTGCCCACCCTGTCCTTGCGGGCTGTGCCGTGGTAGACGATGACTGGTTCTCCGTGGGCGTTGACAACCTTGGATTGGCCGAACCATTTTTTGAAGGCGGCGGAGTTGACTTGCAGCCACTGGCGTTCCGTCAAGGCGGTGGGCGTGCCGTCCGGGGCTCGCAGGAAGGTGTCTTCCACCAGGGCCTGGGCGGCGGTGCGCTGTTCCCGCGGAGTGAGGGCGAAGGTGATGTCCGACAGCGTGATGTCGTAGGAGCCGCAGTTGCCGACGGCGGACTTGGCTTGTCCCGGGCGGAAGAGGCCGTAGGTCATGACGCCGCTCTCCTCCGTCATCACGGAGTCGTACCCGAGGCTGGAGAGAATGTCCTTGAGTTCCCGGTGACGCTCCCAAATCTTAAAAGCCTCGGTTTCTTCCGTACCTTGGAGGAGGGTTTCCAGCTTCCGGGAGGCCTCCTGAAGTTGTTCATCCGAAAAAAAGCCAAGTGCCCTGTCCTGCTCCAGTTGCCGCCGGATGTTTTCCCGGAAATGTTCCGGACTCTGGCGGGTGAGGCTGTCGGGAAAATGGAACGGACGGCGGGTGGCAACGAAGAGGTCCAGCACGGTGCCGCCCGCGGCGTACTGCTCGCTCAGTTCCCGGCTGGAAGAAATCCAGGTGTAGTTTCGGCGCACGCCGGGGTTGTACGACTGCTTGAGGCCCCGGTAGCAGACGCGTGGCTCCCCGTTGTCATCCAGCACGACGGAGGAAGCGGACGGATCACGAAGCCAGTCTCCGAAGTAGCGCATGAAAGGCGCCGTGCGGACAAGATGCCACTGGTCCGGCGCGAGGCGGGAGGGCTGGCCGTTGGGAGCGCGGAAGGCTTCCGCGCCGCCCTTGTCAATGAAGTTGACAAATTGCTTGAGGGAGAGTAGCGTACGGACAGGGAGCGATCGCCCAGTTGCCCGACGGGTTGCACCGAAGTCCACCTGGGAGGATGCGCTCCCTGTTTTGTCGAGAGCTGCCGCCGCCGCCGTTTCCACTCCTTCCAGGTAGCAGCCGCGCGTATCTTCCCGGAATGTGAAGAGGACGTAGCCGGGACCGTGGAGGCTGTCCCTGATTTTGGCGAGGTAGTAGTGCCAGGATTTTGTCTGATCCGGCGAGGCGTTGTCGAACTCCGGGACGGAGTACATGTAGCGGGCCGAGGCCAGGAGCGGTTCCAGAGCGCCGATGGCCGCCAGGGTACGGGTCTCGGGAGAGGTTGCCATGATGTGCTTCCAGCCCCGGTTGCTCAGGTAGATGCGGCGGCCATCCGGCATGAGGAGAGGGGGCTTGAGCTGTTCCGAAGTTTTTTCCCGGCCATTGGCAAAAAGGGTGCGCTGGCGCGTTTTCTCCCGCAGGGCCGTGAAGGCCTGGCGGGCAAACTTGGAGAAGCCCTGGGTTTTGTCTTCCCGTGCGGAGGCCGGAATGGCGAGCGTGACGGGGGAAGCCTGTTCAACGGCGTGGAAGGAGGAGGAGAGACGCACGGGGCTCAGGGCGAGGGGAAAGTCCGGCGAGGGAGAGGAGTGCGGCAGGAAGGCTGAGGGATCGTCCCGTTCTTCCGCACCGGAGAGGGAGAAAGAGATGTCATGGACCTCCAGGAAGCTGCGGATGGCTTCGTTGCGGCGCTCGTCCACCTCTTCCCGGAGCCAGGAGGCTTTGGCAAGTGTCCACGGGTTGCTCAAGGTGAGGGCTTCTTGCTCCGTCAGGTCATAGGTGTGGATGGGGACGTTATATTTTTCCAGCTCCGAGCGGAGGGATGGTCCCAAACTGGAAGGAAGGATGAAGCCGGAGAAGTCCGAGGGGAAGAGCCAGCCTCCGGGGGCGGCCTCGTAGTAGATTTTGGCGGAGGTGCGGCAGGCGTCGAGAAAGGCCCGGACTTCTTCGGCGATGTCGTCGTTGGAGGATTGCAGGTCATTGTATTCTTCCGGGTTTTCCTCCTCGTCGTAAACCGTGTCCGGGTCATCGAGGAGGCCTTCGCCGATCAGGGCATTCCGGACGTTTTCATGAGAAATATCCCGCCACCAATATCCTATCAGAAAATGTTGGAGGGAGCGGGGCTCGAAGTAGCAGGAGCCGAGCAGGATTTTGAACTGGTCTTCCAGTTGCCGTGTGGCGGTTTCCGCTTCATGGCGGTCAAGCTGGAAGGAGAGGTTGTCCGTGCGCAGGGCTTCCTTCAGGCTGGGGAATTCGGCGGCGTAGGCCTGGGAGGCCATGATGATGGGAAGGGCTGCGCCGTCCGTGCCGTAGTTGTCGAGCACTTCGTCCGGGGTCATGTTATGAGGCAGGAAGGACTCCAGGTGCTTGGCTTTCATGTAGGCGTCCAGATTTTCCCGGTTCCATTCCCGGAGGTCTCCGTGTTCGTCATAGAACCAGGGGATTTCTTCCGGACCGTGTTCGTACCCTTCCCATGGGTCGCCGTCTTCGGAGATTTTTTCCGGCATCTGGCGCGTCCAGGCGTCGCCGCGCCAGATGCGTGCGCCGGGGGTTTTGGCAGGGTCGATGCGGTCCGGGTGCAGGATGCAGGCGATTTCCGCATAATAGGTGGGGCCGGAGTCGAGGTCCGCAATCTGGATGGCGGGGTTGGGCATGCCGCCGAGTTCCAGGACATGGCGCATTTTTTCTTCCGACAGGGTGTGGATGGCGACATGGGAACCGTTCAGGGAAAAGCTGACTTGCCCCCTGGCGTTGAGTTCCCTGGCCGCCTGGCCCCAGAGGGAGGGGAAGGTTGTTTCCAGGTCACGGGAGGGGGTTAGAGAGAAGGTGAGTTCGGGGGTGAGGGCTTCCGAGGCTTTGCGGTTTTCCTCATTCTCCAGGGCGGCGGCTTCCTCTTCTGCGCGGGCGCGCTCCGCCTGCATGTCCAGGCGGTGGTCCCCTATGGGGTCGGGCGGGGTGTGGCCGTCCCAGGTGAGGGCGCGGACGCGGAGGTTTTCGTACAGGCCGATTTTTTCATACATGGCCTTGAGGAGTTCCAGCTCTTTCAGACGTTCGGCAGGGTCGGCGGAGAGGCCTGCGGTGATGCCTTCCGTGACGAGGACACTGCCTTTTTTGGAGATGGTGCGCACGCCTTTGATGGCGTTGATGTGTTCGTTGATGGTCGTGATGCAGAGGGAGACGTATTCCGCCGCCTTTTCCATGTCCGCCTCAAAGGATTCCCCGAAGGAAATGAGGCCCTGAACCATCTGGCCGTCCGCCGAGGCATGGGCCATGAGCTGGATTTTTGCAGCGACGAATTCCAGGGATTTCCCCCTGGCTAGGTCGTTGGCCGCCGCCGTCTGCATGGCGTCGATGCGAGCCTTGTCCTGGATGTGCTGCGTCAGCAGGCAGATGGCTTCCGCGTCCTGCGCCCGGATGGCGCCGGACTTGAAGCGCGTCCAGAGGTCTTCCCGGGCTTCCCGCCCGATGAGGAGTCCGCGGCGGGATTTGGTGCCGGAGCGGGTGAGGCCGCGGCGGGTGAGTTCGGCGTCCGTGAGGTTGGTCTCGCGAACGTAAATGGCCGCCGTCAGCTCATCGGCTTGATCATCCTGCATGTTTTGCTCGTAGTCCAGGAGGCGCGCCCACTTGGCGTCATGGGCGGCGTCTTCTTCGTACACGTAGGCGGGGATGTTTTTTGTGCCGGTGCGCTGGGCGAGGTCGAGGCGGTGGCGCCCGGAGACGACTTCCAGCCTGCCGTTTTTCCGCTTCCAGACGTAGATGGGGGGAGCGTCCGCCCGGTAGTCTCCGACCAGGGGATTGACCACGCCTTTTTTGCCGGAGTTGACTTTGACCTGGGGGACTTCCGGGGAGAGGTGCAGCTTGTCCACGGGGACCATGCCAAGCCAGGTTCCGGCGTCGGGATTCCATGCGGCGCCGTTGGCGAAGACGCCCTGCATGGAGGAGGGGGCCTCCGGCAGGGAGATTGTTTCGGGATGCCGGTAGACCTCCTTGGGAACGGAACGCTCCTTGCCTTTATCCCCGGTGGTGATGTGCGCTTTTTCCTCCTCTGCGTCTTTTTGCTGCCGTTCCCGGATTTGTGAGGCGGTGGGCGTGCCGGACGGGGCGCGTCCATCAATAATGGCGCGGGCGTCCATGACGGCCTGGATGTCCGCCTGTTTGATTTTGGCCGAGTCAAAGACGGTATGGACCTCATGGCCGAGGTCGCGCAGGATGTCGGCCATGTCCTGCGTGATGGTCCCGGCCTTGCGCCCGGCGTTGTAGGCCTGGCCGATGTGCAGAAGGTAGGCGGCGTCCCCCAGGGTGTTGACGTGGTACTGGAGGAGGTCTTTCTGCCACTGGGGCAGCGGCAGGGAGTCCGCATTGGAAAGCATGTCCGAGAGGGCGAGCTTGGACATGGCCTCGACGATCTGCATGTCCGAGAGTTCCCCCTTCGGCTCCACGAACTGCCCCTTGAAGCCGAGCTGCCGCATGGAGGCCTGGGTGTCGCGCAGCAGGGAGGCGATGGCCTGAAGGCGGACCGGGTCTTTGAGCGTGATCTTGCCGAGCTTCCACTCAAAGAGGTCTTCCAGCAGCTCACGGCTGCCGATGTTGCCACGGGTCAGAAGAAACAGGGTGTCCGCCGGGGTGGTGCCGGGAGCGGTACGCATTTTGAAGAGGCGCGTATATTTAAAATTTTCCTCTCCCGTGGTTTTGGCCCCAATGCGGAGCCGCTGTCCGAATTCCTGGTCGAGGGCCATGATGGAACTGAGCGGGACGTAGGGGGACAGGGCCGCAAACGGGGTGGCGGCGGCCTCCTGCTCCGACATGCCCGAGTCCGTGCGGCGCCTGTATTCCTGGGTTGCGATGCGGGTGAGGTGGGTAAACGCCGTCTGGGACATGGCCCCGATGGCGCGTACAAATCCGCCAAGTGTGGTCAGGGAGGCTGCCGTTTCTGTTTCCGTTTTTTGCGCCGGGGCGGAGTCTGCGGCGGCAGTCTCCTGCGTGTCCGAGGAGGCGGGGGCCGGTTTTTCCTGCTGTGCGGGTGAGGGAGTGTCCTGGACGGGGGCTTCCGTTTGTGGCTGCCGGGGAGTGGAGGCGTTTTCTGCTTCCGGCTTCCGCCCGTCTTTGTTGTTATCCTGTCCCCACTGGAGCATGTCCTGGGCCTGGATCTCACCGGTGGCTTCCGCCGAGCGCAGAATGGCGTTGGCGGCGAACTCGGATTGGGTACGCCGGACTTCCATCTGTTCCGCCCGGCTGAAGTACTGGCCGAAGAGTGCGACGAGCTGGTCGCCTGTCATGTCCTGGGTGAATTTTTTCTTACCGGAATCGCGGTCGTAAACGGTAACGGCATAGGTGCCGGGCTTGTCCAGCTTTTCTTCCACGAGGGGGAGGTGCATGGATTGCTGGAAGTATTTATAGGCCTCGGATTCGATGGTGGCCTGGACTTCTCCAAGATGGCGGAAGGCGGCCATGCCCGCCTTGGCATTTTTGAGAGCCTGGTCATGGTTTTCCCAGGCTTTGCCCCGCGCCTGCCGGGCGGCGGCGATGCGCTCCTTGTCGTTTTCAATGGCGGCGATGCGCCGGGCTTCCTCCTTCGGGATGCCCTGGGTCATGAGCATTTCCTCGTTTTTGGAGTAGGTGATAAGGGAGCGGTGGAGGGAGGGGGCCTGCATTCCGGCCAGGCCGCCGACGAAGAGGGCGGTTGCGGCAAACTGGTCGGGCGAGAGCATGCCCTGGAGTTCCTGCCAGTAGTTGTTCCAGTCGTAGTTCCCTCCGACATTGAGATTGACGAGGGGGGCCAGGTTGTTGCGGACAACCCACTGGATAATGGCCTCGGCGGTGGGCTCCGCGACGGTTTCCTCCGCGATCCCGGCCCCGGTCTCAAAAAGGACGTGCTTCCAGAGAGAATCCGTGAGGGCCTGCCGGGTTTTGTTCATGAAGGGGAGCTTGCCCATGAGCCAGCCCGCGCCGGAGAGGCGCCCTATTCCCCCGTAGGAGATTTTTTCCACGGCGACGGAAGCGGCGGCATCAATGAAGGCGCTCCATTCCGCCGTGCCCGGCTGGAGGCCCGCGTAGTAGGCGCGGTTGCGCTTATCATCAAAAGCCTCGGCCAAGGCGACTCCCCAGCCCGCATACGGAATGAAGAAGGGGAGAGTCTGCCCGGTGACGCTGCCGAGGCAGTTGACCGTGCGGGCGGCGAAAGAGGCCCGGTCGCTGGCCTGGTTGCCCAGGTCCTGCCCGGTAGAGAGGAGGCCCAGCACGCGGGCGTTTTCTTTGTCGTTTTTGACGTAGGTTTCGTAGTCCCGGACGGTTTGGGCCATGAGGCCGAACACCTGCTTATTGTGTTCCCTGGCAAAAGGGACGAGGAGGTCCTGCTGGCCGGAGAGCTGGAGGGCGGTTCCCAGGGTGGCGTCCCTCTTGATCGCGGGATTGAATAGCGCAATCTTGAGATTGTGGAGGAATTGGAACTTGTCTCCCGTTTCTTCCTTGACTTGTCCCATGAGGTTTTTAAGGGAACCCTCAAAAAGCTGGAAGGCCGTCTCGTTGATCATGAGCTTCCCGGAACCGTCGTCATCCGAGAGGGCGGAGGTGATCTTCATGGCGGTGCGTTCCGAGACCATGCGGCGCAGGCCCGCGTCCGGAGTGTCTGAAAAGGCCTGTTTCAAGAAGGAGAAGGCGGCGTGGGCTTTTTCGATAGCGGTAGTGTCAAATTCCTTTTGGTAGACGCCGAGCTGTTCCGGCGTCAGGCGGGCGGTCAGGTCGGCAGGAGACCAGAGTCCACTCACCACATGCGCCACGGCTTCCTCAACTTGCGCCCTGTTGTTCTGGTAGGCGGCGCGCCTCTTCCTGTTCTCCTCATACTGGTTGTCCACCACCTTGGAATAGTGGTCGTACACGGCGGCATAGGCCTCCTGCCGGGTGGCGGCCTCCGGAAGTTTTTCTTTCAGGGCCAGGAAGTAGAACCCGGGTTCCCCGGCATATTTCTCCCCCGCTATTTCCCGGAGGATCTGCTGGCCGAGCAGGGCGCGTGCGGGCATGGAGCCGTCATCCAGAGCGGCCTGGGCGCGGAACGCGGGATTGCGCTCCAGCAGGGCGGCAAGCTCCGGGTCCTGTTTGTTGTGGAGGATGAGGGCGTGGAGTTCTTCAATCCGCTGCGGGTCGGGCTTGTAGGCCGAAACGGACGGAGCGGACGAGGGGAGGAGAGGACGCGTCAGGGGGGAATCGAACAGGGAACGGGGATGAGCGGGGGAAAGAGGCGTGGCCGCCTGACGGGGAAACGCGGAGAGGAGGGAGTTTTCCCGGTCTTTTGCGTCCGTCGCGTCCTGGACGTTCCCGAAGGCTCCGAGGAGGGGGGCCGTTTGCTGGGCTTCCGCTCCGGGAGAGAGGAGGAACGAGGCGCGGGAGTCCGGTGCAGGGGGCGGCCCGGAGGCGGCCTCCGCGGAGTCTTGTGTTCCGGAGGGAGAGGGTGGCGGAACGTCTTTCCAGGCTTCTGTGAGGTTCAGGGACATGAATGAAAGGTGGCGAACATTAGAGAGGAGGCAGAAGACCCGCTTCACTGGCGGGAGTGGCGGTTTCCGGCTCTTCTTCCCCTTCCAGGGGGAGGAGGCCGTCGTCCGGTGAAGAAGAGGAAGCGTTGAACGGCGGCGGCAGGGAGGGAGCCTCTTTTTTCCTCTTCTTTCCTTCCACGTACTTTCCGCGTTCTTGGGCGGTAAGTATCTTGCTCTCTTCAGGGCGGCGGAAGCGCACCTCAAGCCCGTCAACGCGCCCTACGACGCCAAGCTGGCCGTGACGCGCGCCGCGCGTGAGAAGAACCCCTTCCCCTTCGTGCCAGCCCAGGACAGGTACGCGGCAGCAGGCGCGACGGGAGCCGGTGCCGGGAAGGACGCCAATGAGTTCCGGCTTGTCTCCGTAGTATTCGATGACTTTTTCATAGTCCGCCCTGGAGAGGTAAGCTCCCGGCTGCTCTTCCGGGATGGGGCGGATGTCCGTCGCCATGACGGCGGGGAGAGTGGGAGAGACTGTCTCTGTTTTTGCCTGCTGGGCGGTAGAGATGGACTGAGCGCGTTTTTCGCGGTGGGTTTTGTTGCGTTCCGCCTGGAGTTGGAGTGCCTCCTGGGCCTGTTGCTGAGTGCCGTCGCCGTAGGTGTGCTCCATATACTTGAACATGAGATCGTCCCGGGAGACGGCGTTTTCATCGTCCAGGCGGGAGGCGCTGGAAGCGATCAGGGCGCATGCCTGGCGGTATTGCTCATAGTAGGTGCTCTTCGGGTGGCTCTGGCGCCAGAAAAGGTAGGCCGTGTAGGCGTCATGGCGGATTTGTCCGGCCCTGGCAAGGTATTCCTGGGCGGCGGAGCCTTCTTTTTCCTGGCGTCCCTTGTCCGTCCAGTACCAGGTCTCAGCCTTGTCCCGCCAACGCTGGTAGTAGACGGGGGCGATGTCTTTGGGATCGACAGCCTGAAAGAATTCGGAGGCATTGAGGTTGTCCTGAGCGGAGGAAAGGGAGAGCATGCTGGCAATCCTCTCTTCCGCGGCCAGGGACAGGAGCTCCGGATTGACGTCAAAGCCCGTCTTTTCATCGCACCATGTATGGATGAGGTTGTTCTTCCATGCGTTATACTGCGCGGCGGTTTTAAGGACGGGGGCGTTGTAGACATCCTCCTGCCAGGCGGCGTCGATTTCCGGCTTGTACTTGTGGAGCATCCCGAGGTTTTTTGCCTGGCGCCAGGCGACCATTTGCTCGGTGTCTCCGGGCTGGCGGTCGAATTTGGGACGGACGGAGACGCCTTTTTCCAGAAGTTTCCTTTCCTCTTCGGTGAAGGGGATTTGGCGCACTTGCTGGCGCAGGGCGGTTTGCAGTTCCCGTTCCAGCTTGCGGCGGGTGTCCGGGGCGATGTCGTCGTAGAGGCCGTCCTCGTACTGGGCGGCGGTGGCGAGAGGGTTTTCCTGGAGGTTGGACTTGAACTGCTCGATGCGGTCAAGCTGGTTGTATTTCCAATCCTCATATTCGTAATGATTCTGGGAGATGACCTGGTTCTGGCGGGCGCGGCGTGTAATGTCTCGGGCCGAGGCGTAGTCCTTGCGGTCCAGGGCGGTCTGGAGGTTGTTCTGGTAGGCCTGGCGGGAGGTCTGGATTTCATGTTCCGCCGCCTTGCCGAAGGCGCGGATGCCGAGCTGCTGGCGGGTGTGTTGCAGGAGGGCTTCCGTCCGGAGGCGGGAGTCCGGGCTGATGTAGCCGGGACGGATGTCTGCGAGCTGGTTGGAGTAGTCTTTTACCAGGGCGTCCAGGTGGCCGAGGTGGAGGCGGCCGTTTTCATCGTACAGGGCTTCTTCCGTTCCCGGCGCCAGGGAGGCGCGGCGGGTGAATTCTTCATCGAAGTCAGAGGTTGTCTGATGGATCAGTCCCTCAATGCGCTGGTCTTCCCCGAAGTCCTGGATGGCCTCGAATTTGCCGATGGCTGCATCCAGAGCTTGTGCTCCGCGCTGAATGGCCTGCCGGGACGCCTCCCCGGCAAGGGTGGGCACGGGAACGGGCTGGGGCTGGGAAAGGTTGGCGCGCGCGCCCTGGTAGAGGGGAGAGTCCATGCGGGGGAGAGGGGGAAAAGTGAAAGGGGCTGTCAGGAAAGCCTCCGGGCGAGGGAGGATTTGGCAAGGAAGCGGTCGATGGGAAAGCAGTGTTCCCCGTAGTTGTTTTTGAAGTCTCGGCGGAAGCGGACGTGGGTGAACTGAGGGCGGTACATGCGGGCCAGGCGCCAGAGGGCGGAGAGGCGGGAACACTGGAAGATGATGTGGACGGTACGGGGGGATTCCTCATCCGGAACGGCCAGGCAGAAGCAGTCCGGAGCGGCGTGGATGATCCCGTCGTGTTCCAGGGTGTAGCGGATGAGGGAGGCGTAGGAACCGGGGGCGATTTGCTCCAGGTACTCGTAGGCCAGGGTGGTGCGGTTGTCGGTCATTGGCGGCGGGGAGGTGTGGTGCTGGAAGGAGAGGCGGACTGGCCGAGGAGGGCCACGAGAAGATCGTTCAGGGCGCTGCCCGCGTTGGTGGAAGATGCCCTGCTGGAGGAGATGGTGCCCGGAGACCATTGGAGGAAGTTCCCGGAAAGGTCATAGGCGGACTGGCCCGAGGAGAGGGCGCCTGTGAGCCAGGAGGGGAGCGTGGTGCCAGCCGTGGCCGCCCCTGCCGAAGCACCCGAAGCTCTGCCTCCAGCCGTCGCCTTCCCGCTTGTTCCCACCGTGGCGGTGGGGGCTGCCGTTTCCTCCGGAGTGGCCGCGATGCCTCCGGCGGCGGCGGAAAGGAGGGTGGAAGCCCCCTGAATCCATGCGGCGTTCCGGGCGGATTTCGCCAGACGGTTGTATTGCCCGGCCTGGGCGTCCGCCTGCATCATGGAGAGGCGTCCCTGCTGGCGGGAGGCCATGGCTGCGGTGCGTTTACCGGAATCGGAGAGGGCGTTGGAGAGGGCCATGTCCGCAATGGATTTTTCAAAGACATCCGCCAGGGCGAGTTCGTTCTGCATGGAGGAACCTTCCGCCGCGAAGCCGGAGGAGGCTTGCCGGGCACGGGCCGATGCCTGGTTGGAAGCCTGGTTTTCCCTCATGCGGGACATGTTGAGGGCGGCCAGGCGGGAGTCAGCCCGGGCTTCCTCCTCCAGGTTGTTGGCCTTGAGATTGTAGGCGGCCTGCTGGGCGCGGCCCTGGGAGCGGGCCACGGAAGCCATGGTCCTGTAGTTGCCGGAGGAAAGGGCGTTGCCGATAATTTGTCCCATAAAAAAAGAAGGAAAAGGGTTATCCGACGATGGAGAGGCCGAGAATGCGCTCCAGGGGGTGCTGGTCATTGGAGTGCTGGGCGAGGGCGTCCTTGTGGAGAGCTTCCGCCAGGGCGGAGTTGGCCGCCTCCTCCAGCGTGAAGGAGAGTTGGGGCTGTCCGGTGATTTTGGGGGCCATGCGGGCAGCCAGCAGAAGAGACAAACCGCGCAGGAAGAGGGGCTGGGAGTCCGGCAGGATTTCAGCCTTGCCGAGGGCATTGGTGATGTAGGTGAGTTCCAGCCCGTTGTCCGGCTCCGGCTGGTAGGTCGTGTGGAGGAGGATGTCCCGCCCGATCAGCTCAAAGGAGGAGTGGTTGATTTTCAGGGGGCGCAGGCAGTCCTCCGGCAGGCGGTAGACGCCGGGGGAGACGGGAGGGAGGATGCGGCGCAGGGTGGCGAAAGACCAGGAACCGAAGTTGAGGGCTTCCGCCAGGACGATGGGGAACCAAAGGTCGCATTCGCGGCCCGTGGGGCTCTCCCGCTTGTATTCCCGGTCCCCGAGGATATGCAGGGATTGTTCAAAGAGTGTTACCTTGTCCATCAGGGGGACACGGTAGCAGGAAGAGGAGAGTGTGGGAGGTGCTTACGGAATGAAGGGGGATGGGGAAAACATTATTTTTCCGCTTCTTCCAGGTTGCTGCATATGTCATTGCAAACTGAGTACACGGCCCATTTCAAAAAGGAGCCCGGCGTCATGTCGCGGATGCTGGCCGCCAGGCGGATGGTTTCCCACTGCCGGGGCGTGAAGGAGGAGGGGCCGAGCTTGAAGCCGTTAAAGAATTCCAGGGATGGATCTGATGGTGCGGAGGCCGCCGCGAGGCGGTGTTCCAGAATGAGCACGCGGAGTTGCTGCTGGCGCTTTTTCCCGATTGACTTGTTGGAGCACCAGCCGTCCACCGTGCTTTTGGAGACGCCGAGGAGATCGGCCAGTTCCCCTCTGGAGAGGGCGAGGGAGGAGAGCAGGTTTTTCAGATCGTTGGGTGTTATTGGAGAATCCACGGGAAAAGAAATTTAGTAATTTCTAAATGATTTCTCAATGTTTTTTGAGTCTATATTGTTAATTTGGATTTTTTATTGACCGTTTCTTCTTCAAGGAAAAATAATGCGAGAAGTATGCAACAGGCACCTGTTCCACCTGACAAATACAAGGATTGCGCTTTTTTCAGTGGACGTTTCATCCGAATCATGTCGCGTTTCCTGATCCGGAAGATCTTTCAGGGAGCGTGTTTGAAATACGCCAGAAACATCATTTCTGAAGAGGGGCGAGGGATGCGTGAATTCCCGCATCCCGCCAGAAAAGACAACCAGCATGAAACGATGAGCAGAAGGTTACAGCCGACAGAACGCAGGGAGTGGTATTCAACCAAGGATGTAGAGGAAGTGTATGGGATTTCCCGCAAGACCCTGGAGCGCATCCGGAAGAATGCCAAAGATGAAGGAAAGCCGATCAAGGTAAGCAGACTGCCTTTTCAAAACGGTTCCGAGACGACGCGCAGGAGACCGTTTATCCGAATTTCAAAGAAGTCCCTGGATGAATACATGAACTCTCACGCGGAGCAGGACGACGATGAATAACGAGTATTTGACCGTAGTTCTGCCCCATGGGCCGAAAGTCCTTTCCGCCAACGCTTCCGTTCCTAAGACGGCAAGAGGCCTCCAGGTGGCCGCCCAGAAAAAACAGAAGGCGAAGCGGACGGCCCGGACCCTGGCCTGGGCCCTGACCCTGCAATGCCTGGGAGGACGCAAGTTCCGCCCGAACCGCTACCTGATCCGCTGGTTTTACAAATACGGCGAGCCACCGGACGATGACAATGCCGTGGCACGATGCAAGGCCTACCTGGACGGGGCGGCCAGCGCCATGGGCATCAATGACGTGGTGCTGCGCTTGAGAGGAGTGGAGCGTGTCAAGGATATGAAACGATGGAAGGAGCTGGAACTGGTGTTCTGGTACGAGGAAGGGGACGGAACGGTTTTTCATGAAAAACCGGCACGGAATTGTGAGGAAAAAGAGAAGGAAATCTGAATGGAAAGCGAGGAAAAAGCATGCCGGTGCCGTGGATCAAAATTGAGGTGATTCTTCCCGATAAACAGGAGGTTGTTACGATGGCGCACCTGCTCAAAATGAAGGACCCGGACACGGTGGTGGGCAAGTTGATCCGGCTGTGGGCATGGGCGGACCAGCAGACTGTAAGCGGCGATTGCGTGGGGATTACTTGCGCGTACATCGACCGGCTCACTTTCTGCAAGGGATTTGCAAAGGCTTTAATGTCAGTTGGATGGCTCGGGGGAGAGGATGGCGCTTTACAATTCCTCAATTTTGCCCGCCATAACGGAGAGACGGCCAAGGCCAGGGCGGAGTCCGCCAGGAGGATGGCAAAATCCCGTGCGGACAAAGAGCAACAGAACGGCAACAGGAATGGGGCGCAGGACGCAACGGATGTGACGGAAAACGGAAACGGCTGTGCGAAAAATGTTGCGCTAAAAGCGCAACGAAAAGCGCAAACAGAGGGAGAAATAGAATTTAATAGGACTAAAGGAGGTGGGGGGAGAATTCCACCGTTTAGGGAGAAGGTGGCTCCGGGAGGGATTGCCCCCCCGCCCCCGGATGTTCAGGAATGGGAGGCAAGAGAAGATTCCCCGGATTTTGACGCATTTGTCCGGTGGGTTCAGAGCCTGCGGCCCGGCTGGGACGTGGGAGGCCTCACCGCCAGAGAGCGGCAGGCCGCCTTGAGGGCGTTTGGTGGGTTGAGAAGGCCCGTGAGCGATACGGAAAAGACCGCCCTGAAGGAGTATTTGAGCCACGAACCCGAGCGGAGCAGCAAGTTTGACTATCCACCTGACCGTGAGTTGTTTTTCACGATTTTTCAGGAGGTCGTGCAGAAGGCGATGGCGTGGTTCCGCCGTACGGGACGTAAAACGCCCGCCGAGAAGGAATTTGCCCGGAAACAGGCCGCGGAACGACGGTGGAAGGAGGAGGAACGCTCCGTCAGGCAACGGGCGGAAAGGTTCCGCAGCGGACCGGAAGAACTTATCGAGGAATTAACCGCCCTGCGCCTGGCGCATGGCGTAAAACCATTGACAGACAAAGAACTGGAAAAAATAAGACAAGGAGACTACACACAATGAACCAGACTGAAGACATGGAAGAACTGGACCCGGTGGGCATGATCCACCAGCTTGCCTGCTGTTTCACGCGACAGAGGCTGATGGCTTCCCAGGTGGCGGTGTTGACGGCGATTGCCAAAAACCCGGCGATTACCTCCGGCCCTATCGTCCGAATGACCGGATTGAGCGTGCCCAACACCGGGCGCATCCTCAATTACCTGGCGGAGGTGGGGGACGTGACCTTTGTACGGGAAGAGCCGCCAAGGCCGGATTATCCTTCCACCCGGCGACATTTCTACATTACGCCGGAAGGGGTGGGCACGGTGAAGAAGCTGGTGCATCACCTGGGCTGGGGGGAGATCAACCGGTTCCGCATCGTGAAGGAGAACGATTCTTCCCAACTTTACAAGTTCTCTTGATAACGGCATGGCCCAGCGAGGATTAACGGAAAAACAGCGTGCGTTCGCCAGGTATTGCTTCAGCGGCATGAGCCAGCGGGAAGCCTACCGCAAGGCTTTTCCCAACAAGAAGTTGAAGGATGCCTCCTGCGACGTGCAGGCAAGCAGGCTGTTAAAAAATGTTAAGGTGCAGGAGTACCTGGAGGAATTACGCCAGCAGGCGCAGAGCGACGCCGTGCTGACCAAGCGCGCCCGGATGGAATGGTTAAGCCGGGTGGTGACGACGCCTCCCAATGCGGTGGACGGGGAATCCGACCTGTGCCAGGAGATGACGACGAGCGAGTTCGGCGTAAAATGCCGGATGCCCGACAAGCTCCGAGCCGTGCAGGAACTTAACAAAATGGACGGGGCGTACACTCCGGAAGAGGTGAAGGTAACGACGGAATGGAGTTTCAGCAGTTTGCTCAAGGAGCTGAAGAGCACCGGACTTATTAAGGAACAGAAAGAGTAAAGGAGTGTTTGGCTTCTCTTTTTCTTTTCCCATCATGCCAGAGGAACCGTTTTGCTTATCATGAAACCGAATCAAGAGGTATAAATATGGCGATGCCAGTTCTCTGTCCAAAGTGAGCTGACGAAAAGGACAAAAGAAGGATTAATATTCAAAGGGTTTTCAAAGCTTGTTGAAGCTCTCCCACATTCTGGAACCGTTCCTTCCTGTTTGAATGAAGCCCTTTCTGCAAAAACGCTTTCATGGCTCCCTCCGAAATCCTGTCGGTATTTGTTTTTCCCGTCATGATATAGAAAATCAATCGCGTTAGAGCATACGTTTCATGCTGAATGTCATAGCTATCAAAGCCATCCAGTCTCAATACGGGATCATTGAAGTATCCTTTAAATTCCGTATGGCAGGTGGTGAGATTGCTGTCCGGCAAATGAACCAGGCCGAAATCAGATACTTTGGCTACCACAACGTGCTCGTACTCTTTGATAAGAATATTCGTAGGACTGATGTCTCGATGTAATAGCCCCTTCGCGTGAATATGGGAAAAAGCTCTTAAAACTTGGCGGCAAAGATTCTTTCTTTTTTCTTCAGGCAGCTTCGTATTGTTTTTCTGAATGTAATGAAACAACGTATCATCCATGGACTCCATGAGATATTCTTTTTTCTCATCGTCATACCGATATACTTCTACAACATACGGAGAATTGAGCCCCTTCATTTGTTCAAACTCCCTCTTGAAACGCTCAAGTTCCTTGTCATTGAGATTTGCCTTTGCTCTCTTTAGAACAAAATATTTGTCGTAATTCAAGTCACGGTATCTAAATACCTGTGCATAGGACCCTTCCCCTATCAACTTCAATTCGCAGGCAGTCTGCTCCATTCCTCTTCCAAGGGAAATGGTGTTTTTGAGCAAAAAAATCGGCTGAGTGTAATACAACTCTATTTTCCGCATTTGAGGCGGAATCGTACTCCCCCCGCTGGGACTCAGAAAATCTTTGCATTGCTCAATGACATTCAAATAGTAAGGTTCCAGTGAAAAGGCCAGTTCAGTACTCTTCAACGTTGTCTGCAACTCCTCGGTTTGATCAATCAAAGCAATAAGATCCCGGCTGGCATCGGCCCAAAAATGAACTCCGCAGGTCTCGCCCGTTGGAAGCCTGCTGTTCATCAGTTTGAATGATTCAAGGAAATTGTGATGCAAGGTGGAGAATACACTCCCCAGCCTCAAACTACTCGTTGTGGGAACGGGATATAGATCCAGATAATCCTCATGAAGATGATCTTTTAAGCGATCATACAGATTTTCAATGTACTGAGTTACGGTCATACGAAAGCAATGGCAACAAATGATGGGTTCTTTTCCCGGAGGCGAGTGAGAGATCAGGCGGAGGGTAATTCCCTCTCCATCAAGAAATGAGGAGCAGGCACGCAATGGATCGTTCCGGCGGATACCTTGATTTCCTCCTGATGGCTGTCGGCAAGAATCCAGCCATGGCGCACGCCCGTTTCCTCCATGGCGGCGGCGAGCGCCCGGACTTCGCGGGCTTTTGTCGTTTGGTCGTCCAACAGCTCGCAAGCCTGCACCAGCATCTTTCCTCCATCGGGGCGGATAGCCAGGAAATCCACCTCATACCCCTGTTTTGTTTTGTAATAATAAATCTCTCTTGTCACCCGCCTCAGCCCCGTAAAGACCATATTCTCCAGCATCTGTCCCTTGTTTTTGAGAATGTGAGCCCCCAGGGAGGCGGCCATGGCATGGTCCACGCAGTACACCTTCTGCATCATCCTTTCACGTTCCGAGAATGAAGAGTCATAGGCGGGGACGGAAAAAAAGAAATAGGCATCCTGCATCCACTCCATGTACTGGGAGAGGGTTTCCCTCCCCACCTTCATGCCTGCGGACGTGAAATCACGACACGTTTTGCTGATGGAAAAGAGGGAACCCACCTGGTTGACGACGCGCCCCGCCAGCTGCCGCAAAACACGCGGTTGCTTGACATCGTTACGTTCCACTACGTCGCGGAACAACAAGGCGTTGAAATACTCCTGATGCAGGGAGAGGCGCAATGCCGGGGAGGCGTTGAAGGTCTCCGGAAATCCCCCCGTCTCACGGTAGTCTGTCCACGCCTTCCGGATCAGCAGTTTTTGAGTGCTTCCTCCTTTGAGGTTACGGGGAATATCCCGGTAGGTCAGATATTCGCCGAAGGAAAAAGGAAACAATTCCCAGGAAAGGGAGCGCCCTCTCATCTCCGTTCCGATCTCACGGGAAAGCATGCGAGCGGAAGAACCCGTAATGTATATATCACATTCTTCTTCCCTCCGCAGACGCTCCACGAAAAGCTCCCACTGGGGAAATATCTGGATTTCGTCAAAAAAGAAATATACCTTCTCCCTGTGCCTCTTTTCAGGGTACATCCCGTAATAGGCCTCATGGATGCCGCCCAAGCCTTCCAGAGCGAGGGGAGAGAGGCGGTCGTCGGCAAAATTGATCCAGACCATGTTTTCCCGACTTACTCCGCTTTCCGCCAGCTGCTGCATGATGCCTTCCATGAATGTGGACTTGCCGCAACGCCTTACCCCCATGCAAATGCTTGCTTTTCGGGGAAGTGTTTCGATGATCATATCCCGGGGACTTCCAGGCTCAAGAATCCTTGACTGTCCGTCTATGATGATGTCCTTGAGCAATTCCTGAAGTCCCGTATTCATAGCATGATGATGCATGATTTCTCGACAGGGATAAAGCCTTATTTTCATTTCTGACTTCATTCAAGTCAAAATCATATTAGAACAAGACTTGAATCAAGACAGAAATCGTCTCCTTTTTGTTCCGAATGAAGACTTGTACCTATCTCTTCCATGCAGGCAGAGTCCCTGAGCTGCTTTTGTTTTGCATCATCCCTGTTTTCACCTTATGGGAGCGCTTCCATGTCTGTCTGGAATGCTCCTCTTCCCTCATTCCGCGAACCGTTCCCGGATGGGGGGAAAACGGCTTCAATGGAACTGCGTGGAAGGCAGGAAGGCCACAAAGGTTTTCCGAAAGCCTCCCGAAGCAGAAAAACAAGACGATTGAATCCGATGAACAAGGAACGATACAAGACGCGCAAGGAGATTGCGGACATATTCGGGGTGGGAGTAAGAACGGTTTCCTACTGGATGCAGGAAGGATGCCCGGTTTTTTATACGGGTAGAAAACTCCGCCCCGGAAGGGGATGCCACCCTCTGTTTATTGTGGAGGAGCTGGAGAAATGGCTCATTGAACAGGCCGAAGAGCAACGGGGGGAAAGGCGCAGGAAGGACAGGGACGTGATGAGTTCCTTTTTCAAGAAGTCCTGATTTTTGGAAGGAAGGCCGCTTCGTCAAGAGACACCGCAGGCGGGCCGGAACCCGCCCGCGGCGCTCCTGGACGCTTATTACTAAGTATAACAAGCGGCGGTACTTTAACTGATAAATTCCCAACTGGAAGAGACAGGCGGAAACGTATGTGGAGATTTTAAGGAGGGTGCGGGAAAAGAAACCCTCCGTCTGGAACGGGACGCATGAGGCCCTGGCGGAGAGGATCATGGAAACCTACCGGAAAAAGATTTTCTAAAGAGTAGTTAGTTTCCCGTTGTTTTCCCATGCCCGGCAGAGCTTGCACCTGCCGGTTTTTTTGATGCCCCGGTTCTTCCTCCCCCCCTCATTCCATGAGCACTCCATGGGCGGAGGTCTTCCTGTTACCTTGCTGCCGATGGGAGGGCAGCGGCCCCCTCCGTGCGGAGACCGGGAAGAACCAGCCGCCGTCCCGTCACCAAAACATATATACATTAAATAACATTATGGCTATATCAACCAAACCGTTCCACCCGTTGGACGCAGAAAACAACCGCCGTTACAAGGTCAAGAAAAAAGACGCTCCCAAAATTGACTGGCATAAGACGGAGGAAACCGGGGCACACGACTGGGAAGGCTATATCCGCATTCCGGAAGATGGAACCTACAATTTCACGATTCAGATTGACGACAACGGCTATCTGGAGATCAACAGTGAAAAGGTAGTGGAACTGACTGGAAGCAATTCTTCCAAGAAAGCAACTGGAAGCAAGGAACTTAAAAAGGGCTTTCACTATGCGAAACTGCATCATGAAAACCTGGAAGTCCCGGAGGCTATTGCTCCTTATCCCAATGCGGAGGAATTTGTTCCTCAAATGGACGGAAAAGACCTGGAACTCTGGGAAATTGACGCACCCAAAAATCTGATGAAGGCTGCGGATGCCCAGAAGCTGCTTGGTTACTACAATGTCGTGGACTTTGCTACTATGAGCCAAGATCAAGTGTGGAATCATATTGGCGGGTGGTTCAATGAACAGCATCTGGCCGGTGTTGGAATTTACCAGGACAGTTGTGCTCTTCGTCTGAGTATTGCTTTCTGCTGCAAGGGTATTTCCCTATCTGGCGTGAAAGATTCCAGTGGTAAAACGGCTGCCAACAATATTACCCTGGTCACTCCCCCCGGCAATCTCTCAGCCCTCAATCCGGGAATGACGGGACAGGAAGATCCTTCTACACTCCAAAAGCACGTCGTTTTCAGCGCCGCCGCCATGAGCTTGTTCCTGCATAACACCTATGGGGAATCTGACTATGCGGACAAGGACGCGAAGACGGGGTACTGTACTCCCCAGGAGGGAGATATTGTTATCTTTGGACAAACCGGTCACGTCGGCATGGCTCCGGGAAATAATATGGAGAAGATCGGCAATTATGGAGGTCAGCCGATTTGGTTGCTCTATCGTTCGACTTTGGATGATTAAAACTCTTCCTTAGCATTCTTATGATTCACCAGGCGGATATGATTATATCCGCCTTGTTTTTTTGGAAGAATAGGATATAAAAGGGAACATGAACAAGCATGGGGTTTTTGAACGAAACATTTTCTTCATCCTGGTATTCCTGATTGCAGCGGGCACATGGGGCGCCATGGCGGACAGTCCGGATGCTCCGCTCATGGACAGCGAGCAAATCAAAGCTTGCCAGCAGGGACATATGGAAGTCCTTTCATCCTATCTGGGTTCCGGGAATACGGTGGTCATGGCCTGCTCGTACAAGGCGGAATGGGAGCCGCCCGCTTCCCTAACCGGCAAGGGTATTCTGACTACGTATGCCGTCATTGTCAGGTCGGAACATCAGGATTTTCCTGTGGGAACCAAAGTGAAATGGGTAAATTATATCGAATCCCCCGGTTCCGTTGCCCAGGAAATCATCGACCGCTGGAAGTCACCGGACGGCGAGCTTGTTTATATCATTAACCCCATAAAAGGAAGTGATGGGGAAGGAGAGGACATCGCCAAGGTAAAAAATGACATTCCGGAACTCCTCGACTGTATTAGGTTTTCCATTGCAAATAAGAGTTTTTATAATAATTTACGAGCCATGCTTGATATTCCGGTTCGGAGGGAGCAATGATTCCCATTTCCCTTTCTCCTGGGGGCATTCTTCGTGTGCTTCGCTGAAGGTGCGCAGGGCGTCGGCGGTGTGGGAGCAGACATCATGGAGGGGTTCCGTTTTTTTGAACATGATGGACAAATGGATTATCTATTATTTCTATGGTAAAAATATCTCTCCTTTGTTGTTTTCTATCCGGTCTGCTAGCCGTGGCACTGCATGCTCAAGAGCCTTCCTCCTCCTCTTCTTCTTCTCACTGTGTAGCCACGCAAGAGGAGATTGACAATGACCATGATAACTTCCTTCGTGGGACAGCCCGGCAGTTGCGTCAGAACGACGTTGTCCTGGCGGTTATTCCCTATAAAACCGTAAAAACTGACCAGGGAACGGTGCATTATGCCCGTGTCGTCCAGTCATTGAGGGGAGATATTCCGGTGGAAGCCCTGGTCAAATGGCTCAATCTCTATAGTAAACTGCCTGCGGGCGGTAAACCAGAAACCAAATTGTTGTCCGGCAGTTCGTTCATGTATGTACTGGCCCCTTCAAAGAACGTCAAAGAACTGGGGAAAGATCCGGAGGACTTCAACCCTGCATCCACCGTATATTCCTCACAGGTTCTGCTGGGTGCTTACGACCTGGGTGATCATGTTGACTATTTTCCGATGACGGAGAGTGACCCTGGCCGTGCCATGAAAAAGCTCCTGCATATTGAGCCAGCAAAAATCACCGCCGAATCGGAAGCAGCCCGCTTTAACCCGAAATCCGGCAAGTAACCTGGTTTTCTTCCTTCTCCTTTCTTTTTGATTCACCAGGGGCTGTCTCACGAAAAAGAGGTAGCCCCTTCTTCTTTTGCGCCCCCTGCTCATAACCTGATACTTCCCCTTCATTCCACAAGCCCTCCCCGTTTTTTCCGGATGGTTTTAGCATGTGGCCATGCTCAACTTTCTAGGAACCACGGAGAACTTCGCCGTTATCGAAAACATCCCGTATTCGATGACATGGAAGTTTTTTGATGCCTGGACCGGGGAACCGATACCGCTGGACGGCGTTACCTTCTCCGGGCGCATCTTCGTGGGGGAAAACGGGCGCGAACTGGAGCTGGACATCGCCAAGGGTGAAGAGTCCCACCTCCTTGTCGTCGGCTGTTCGGGCCTCCCGGAAGGCCGCTGGCCGTATGAAGTTTTTTGCGTATCGGACGAGGGGCTGCGGGAGCGCATGCTATCGGGCTGCATTGGCGTGATTGGTTCGCTGGAGGCCAAAACTGTTCTGGATGCACGTCCCACGGCGGACCGGACGCTCTCCGTCCGCCTCCCAGGAGACACGGCCCGCGCCCTCAAGCTTGAATGGCTCTCCTCCTCGCTGGCCCAGACTGCCGCCGCTTCCGCCTGGAATGCCTGGGAGAAGACGAAGGAAACCGCCGACAACCTGAAGGAAGCGGACCGGAAACTGGACGGCCTCATGGAAACCACCCAGGAAGCCATGGACCGGCTCGGCCAGGTGGACGGCCTCATGGAAGGCATCCACGCTGAAGTGGAAAGCGCCCACCAGGCCGCCCAAAAAGCGCAGGACATCCTTGAAAGCGGCATCCTGCAAGGGGAAAAGGGAGACACCCCCGTCATCGGGGAAAACGGCCACTGGTGGATTTCCGGCCAGGACACCGGCATCCGGGCGGAGGGCCGGGATGGCCTCACCCCGCATATCGGCGCCAACGGTCACTGGTGGATCGGGGAGGAGGACACGCAGGTCCAGGCGGAAGGGACGGACGGCATGGACGCCGACTTCATCCGCCGCATTTATATTTCTTCCGCGGAGGAACTGCCGGAAGAAGGAGAACGCGGCGTCTTCTACTACATTCCCAGCCCGGACGGCAATTACGACGTGTACGCCTGGGTGGACTTCCCGGACGGGGACTCCGCCTGGACGCCCATCAGTGAATCTACTCTTCAGCAGGCTACCGTCCGCGCCCACGGCACGGTCCGTCTCAGTACGGGCACTATCCTGACGAACGGCGGCATTGTCGGCGTCAATGAGGCCGGGCAGCTTCTGGTGCGAGAAGCCCGGACGGACGTTCCCGGTACAGTCAAGCTCTCCTCCTCCAAGCCTTCCCTGATCTCCCCCGGCCTGGTGGGAGTCAATGCCAGCGGCCAGCTCATCGTGCCGGAGGCCACAATCAACCAGGCGGGAACCATCAAGATCAACAACTCCAAATCGGTCGAACGCGGAGCCCAGGTCCAGACGAACAAGAACAATCTCGCCATGGTCCCTATCGCGGGAAACCGCTCTTACGGAGTCGTCGCCACGGGCACCCAGTTTCCCGTCATCCCGCATGAACGACCCTACATCGTCTCCCTTCCCATTGCTTCGGATGACACGCGCCTCAATTCCGCCGCCCTCTACGGCACACTCACCATCAACCTCCACCGCAGGGGATTTCTACGTTATACCTCTGGAGCCAATGCTGAAAACGGACTGGACTTTTCTACAGGCCGCTATCTGTCGCTGGATTATGGCACGGGCCTGGAGTCGGAGGAATACACCTCCACCATTGAGGGGTTGACGGACACCCGCTGCCGCCTGGCCGTCCATCGGTACGGAGACATTGTTTTCCATGACTCCTACGCCACTCCGGACAAGGGCGGCTCCGTCAAGCCCGGCCCCTCCTTCACCATGTCCGATAAAGGTGTCCTCTCCCTCCTTCCTGCTGCGCCCGGCACGCTGGGAGGCATCAAGGTAGGAACGACGCTCTCCATCGCCAAGGATGGCACGCTCGACATTCAACTGGACACGGAGACCTTCCACGAAGCCAGCCCCCGCCCGGCCAGTTCCGCCGCCACCGCCGCCTGGATCAGAGGGAAGAACTTCGTCTCCCAGTCCGATTTGCAGGGCAAGGGCTTTATTTCGGAAACTCGCGTCAAGGAACTGCTGGGCGGCTATCAGCCCCGCATGGGCATAGACGACCTCCTCCCCGTTACCCAGGAACAATTTGAAGCCCTTCCTTCCCGGAGTTCCAAAACCCTTTACATCATTTACTGATCCCGCATGAAAATTTCCCATCACTCCATCACCGCCAGACAGGTCTATGACGCCCGCCTGGGCGAGAACAAGGTAAAGGCCATCTACCGGGGCGACGTGAAAATCTATCCGGACAACGCGGCACGCATCAGCCAGATCAGGCTGGACATTTCAGCCTGGTCGGGCACGCCGGACGGCTCCTTCTGGGAGCAGGCCATCGAGGCCGTCTCCGTCTACGCTTCTACTTCCCGCTACATTAAAATGACGGCGGACCGCACCTACATGGTCGGCAGCACGTGGGGGAGCTACCCGCTTGCCTCCTACCGAGGAGCGGGACTGTTCGAATTCGCATACAATGAAGGCCCTCTGCTCCAGAACGTCCGTCTGGGGGATAGCGCATCCCTCCAGATCAAACTGCCTTCGCTGAAAAGTTTTTCGATTGGCGGCACGCAGGAGTTCGCCCAGCCGGTCAGCCGCGTCTATCCGGCATGCCCTTCCAGCACGGAAGTCCGGGGGTATTTCGGCAAGGGCCAGAAGCGCGTTTCCACGGGCGTGCGCATCGTGATCGTGAGCCTCCCCTCCGGACAAGTCCTTCTGGACCGCCATCAGCAGCAAAACGGCCACTGCCGGGGCAGCTATGACTGGAACTACGGCTGGGTCGGCTCCGTCGCCGGGGACACGCAGGCCCGGCTGGAGGTCTACCCCCACCAGCCGCGCGGAGGCTGGGGCGGGTACTTTATCTATCCTGCCGCTTCCTGTTCCCTCACTGCCCGCATCATCCAGATCGTCCCGGAAGCCTGAAACTTATTCCCCCTCCATCTACGATTAACTCCTCACTTTTGATGACCTCTGCCATGCAAATAGCCACCATCCCCGGAGAAACCTATGCCGTTACGGTCACCTCCCCCTGTACGGTCTGTGCCGTCATGCCCAAATCCTCTCCCCTTCTTTTGATTACCATCGAGGACCCCGGCCAGTATCTCGTTGTGGCTCCTACCACAGCCCTGTACATCGACGACGATTCCGCCCTTGTCACCCGGTCTTTTAAGTCCGCCCCCGTGGGGATGTTTTCCCGCAAGGTTCCCTCCGGGGGCGCCATCGGCCAGGAATCCATCGAACTTTCCCTGGCTCCGGACGGCCCCAGGGACAACCTCAACTCCTGCGGCTTCGCGTTCGCCGTGGAAGAAGCGGGCACTCTCCGCTCCATCGCCATTGACGGCCGCACGGGCTACGAATTCCACAAGAATCCAGTGTGGATGAAGCTCTGGCGCGCCGTTCCGGGGGCGGTTCCGGAGTGGCTGGCCGTTTCCCTTAACTCCGTCATCCAGCAAAACAACGCCCTCAACACCTGGGACTTTGAAGAAGGAGTGCTGCTCCGTGCCGGAGACCGCCTCGCTGCCACCACCCACCGGGAGGAGGGGAAGGTGAGCCGGGAGTTTTCCGTGGACGGGGCGGACGGCAAGCTTCTTGCCCGCGTGTGCGCCATCCCCGCCACAGAAGGTATCGGCTGCCTGGATGATTCCGGCAGCGTCGCCTGGAACTACCTTCCATCGGGAACCATCACCCTATCCAGAGAAGCCAACCTGGCGGATTACGCGCAGGTGGCCGTTCTTGATGAGTCCGTATTCGGCTCCACCCGCAAACGCCCCCAGACACTTTATGTCCTCCGGGCGGCCTCATCCCCTTCCAACTACCCGTAACCGCTAACCAAAACCATATAACACCATGGCTTCAACAACAACAAAACTCTATTTGGGCTCCACCCTCCTCGTGGACCTGACGGCCTTTGCCCTGGCAAGCAGCCTCACGGCTCACGCGGACAACGGTTCCATCCATGTGACTGACGGAGAGCGTTCTTCCTGGAACGCCAAGCTCGACGCTTCGGCCCTGGCTTCCTACGTCCAGTCAAGCACCCTCACAACCACCCTTGCCTCTTATGCTACGCAAGACTGGGTCACCCAGCAAATCGCGGCAAAATCCCATATCCGCATTACGCCGGTGGAAACACTTCCCGCCGAAGGCGTACCGGATGTCATTTATCTGGTTCCCCCTGCCGGTGCGGGAGACTCCCATCTCCGGGAGCAATACGTCTACCTGAACGGAGAGTGGATCAAGGTGGGGGACACAGGAGTTTCCCTGGACGGCTACGCCACCGAGTCGTGGGTGAAGGGCCAGCTCGAACCCTACGCCAAATCTTCCGACGTGACGGACTCCATCGCTACGGCGAAGGAGGAAGCCGTTTCGGAGGCTGCCACCCATGCCGAGGGCATCTACGCCAAAATCACCTCCATCACTCAGAGCGCCTATAACGCCCTGGCGGCAAAGGACATTCACACCCTCTACGCCATTACCGACTAACGATACTCCCTTTCCCCCCTTCCATGATCCGTGAACTCAAACTGGGAGACATCCCCCTGCTGCAACTCGCCTCCGGCATCACCGCTTCGGAGCCGGGCCTCGTCTCCGGCCAGCAGGTTGTTTCCTATGTCGAGGGGAGGCTTTCCTCCCTCGGCACCGGAACATGGAATGGGGGCACCGTTTCCAACGCCACCACCTTTGACGCCTCTGTCTGCATCAACTACGGAAACTGGCTGACTTACGGCAACCCCTCTATCCCGTGGTCTTCCATCCCTGCCGCCGCCGCGCCCAGCAAGCGCCAGATTGAGGGCTACACAAGCGCGGCTGCTCTCGCGCGTCCGGCCACCGGCCAAATCGGACAGGTTCTCCACCTTACCGCCAGCGGTCCCGCCTGGACGGATCTTCAACCCTCCGGAAGCACATCTTCTGCCGGGCCCAGCGTTCACCAGAACAGTCTTTTTCTGCTTACGGACTGGCACAGGTCGGAGAGCCTGCCTCCCGGATGGTACAAAGTGGAACTCGTTCTTTTTGCTTCCAGGGCTGCCACGACTCTCGGCTTGCTTGACTCGCAGGCCGTCCAAACAGGCCGCGTCAAAAACGTGATGGGCATGGCGTGGCACAACGAGTCCATCCCTTACCTCTCCCTGACGGGGACCTCCTGGCTTGGCTACCAGGGCTCCCCGCAAGAGGGCATCTTCGCCTACGTCCTTCAGATGAGCTTCTTGTATGAGCACATCCCGGGTGAGGCGGCATGGATGGGCTCCGGCCTGGTTGAGGGCAAGGCCGGATGGATAAACGGCTCCCTGCGCTACACCTCAATCCAGAAACCGGAGGAAGTACACAATGCCACCACCCTTCTTCCGGACGACCCTCCCACGGAACCGCCTACGGAAGGTCCTACCGATCCTCCTACGGAAGGCCCCACCGAAATACCTACGGAAGTACCCTCGGAAATGCCTTCGGAAATGCCGGAAGGCTTCTCCCATAATCTTCTTCACCCAACCACTGACGCGCCATGATTTACCTGCATTATTTCACTTACCGCGGCCACGCCGACCTGCTGACCTGGACGTGCCGTGCCACCCTGGAAACCCTTGCCCATTCCCCTTATGTCCTTGGCAGGGATATTTCCATCGTTGTCGTTGACGATGCCAGCAATCCGTGTCCGGAAGCAGCCGTCTCGGAACTCAAGGCCATGGGTGCAACCTACCGCACCTCCACCTTTAAACGCAGAGGCAACCTCAACGGCCAGGACTGCATCATGGGAATTCTTTCCGAATTCAAACGCTCCATGCGCCGCAAAAAGGATATTGCCGTCAAGATGGACTGCGACACATTGCTTCTTGGCACCACCTGGCTGGAACAATTCGTGAAGGACAGCTCCGCACTCGTCACCGGCGCGGATGACCGGGGGTGCATTTACGGCATGTGCTATGGGCTCAAGGCCGTCCTCATAGACGCCCTCATCGACCTCTTCACTCGCTGCCCCGTCGGGGATAGGTCTCAGGAAGACATCTACCTCGGCTACCGCGCCCGCAGGCTTGCCCAATCCCTTTCCGGGGACGGAAGCTTCCTGCCCATCCCCATCTGGCTCAACAGTCCGGACACTCCCGGCGATAACGGTCCTCACGGCCAGCTCATCATCTACAACTGGTCGCGCGGCCTGGACATCGCCCCTCTCTATACAGGCTTCCAAGTCATCAACGTCTGTAACGGCATGCACCAGGGCAAAACTGCCATGGCGGATGTGCAGAAGCTGGTTGAGCGCCTCGTCTCCGGCAAATTCTCCGTTTCCTGATCCCATCTCCACCTGTGTCTTTGACCATGAAAATTGCGACGCTTACCGGCCACTCCTACGCCATTACCGCTTCCCGGCCCTGCACGGTTTCCGCCGTAGCGGGGGACGGTTCCCTCATCCCGCTGCTCTCCATCACCGTTCCCGGCCAGTACGTCCTGGTGGCCCCTTCCACCATGCTGGACATCAACGAGGATCACACTCTGGTGACTCCCATGAAGGGCCGCACCGGCATCACGGGGGGATTGCTCCAGGCCTCCCTGGGCATGCTGCAATCCCATTTTGAGGATAACTACATTCACGTCAACCGGGGAGACCGCAACAAATGGGACGACACGATCAGCTCACAGAATTTCGCCGACCATAAATACAACATGGACCTCCACCTCTATTCAGAAGAACACGCGTCCCTCAAGCAGCTCCTCGCAAACAAGGATGCCCTTCTGGCCCTCCTCAACCCGGACCGGACGCAAACAGCCTGACCTCTCCCTTTCCCCTTTACTGATTAACCCAAACCAAAAACAAAACCATGAATAATGCAACCAATACATGCAACCACACGGAAGAAATCGCCCACGCGATTTACAGCCAGCACCACAACGAACTCAATCCCGGCATTCCGCCGGACTGGGACGCCTTGCCTGAAGAAGAAAAACAGGCATGGCGCAAGGTTGCGGGCAATATCCTGCCCACGCTCGGGCAGCACGCCTTGGGCGACCTTCTGGCTTACGCCAAAAGGAAAATAAAAGAATCCCCCTCTACAGGAAAAAAAATCCTCTGGGGCCTTGTCAGCGCCGCCGTCCTGGCCGCCTTGAGCTGGCTGGCCTCCCTCGGGCTTACTTCCTGCGGTCACACGGTGGATATTTCTCAGGAAGGAGCCGCCATTTGCAAAGACGGAACCTGCCTGATCGTCAAGGACGGCCACGTCATCTTCAGGCCCGCGCCGGAAAAGGATTCCCCCCGGAAGGAAGAAACCGCCGTCATCCGCCAGCAGAAATAATAACATCCGAACCCAAATAACCGCCGCGATATGTGCCAGCCCTACGATTGGATTATCCGCCTCGTCAACACCCTCAAAGTCGTCTTTGCGACCAAGGACGGCGTGTTCGCTGTTCTTATTGCCGTGATGCTCGTGAGCATGGGCGTCCTCTACCACGACATGCGCCAGTACATGACCGAGCAAACCCGCGCCCAGGTGGAAACCGTCCGCGTGCTCACAGAACTCAAGGCGGAAATCTCCTCACTCAAACAAGCAGCCAAATAACCATGACCTCGACAGAACAAAAAATCGCCGCCCAGATCCTCTATCTGGAGGACAACCGCGCCACCGGGCCGGACTCGCTGCGCGTCACCCGCCTCCCCGCCGCCGACAAAGGCGGCGACTGGGAGATCTGCGGCATCTGCGACGGCATCGAACCCGCCGTATTCCGCCATCTCAAGTCCTTGCTTGACGCCGGGAAAAAGGAAGAAGCCTGGGAAGCCTCCCTCCAATACGTACTGGACAATACGCAGGCCGTCCGCACCTGGCTCGGGGCGCAGGACTGCCCCGCCGTGGAATTCTTCCTGCGCGACTTCTTCTTCAATGCGGGGATCAAATCCGCCTCGCTTGCTGTCCAGCGGGCCGTCAACGCCCGCAACGGCTCATTAAAGGAAGACGGCATCGCGGGCCCCGCCACGCGTTCCGCATTCAAGGCGGCTCTCACCGCCAATGGGGAAGCCGTCATGCTGCTGCTCCTCCACCGGTTCCGCGAACGGCACTACCGTTCCTGCAAGCAATGGGGCGCCTTCGGCAAAGGCTGGATCAACCGCCTGGACGCCGCCGCGAGCTTCGCTGCCGGTCTTCTCCGCTAACCAATCTGTATCGTTCCCGCCATGGCTACCGGAGCTCTCATCGCTGGCACTCTCGCCTCCATCGGTTCGTCTTTCTACCAACAAAAAAAGGCGGCTAAGGAACAAAAGCAGGCGGCGGCAGCCATGGCCTCGGCCATGGAGAAACAACCCACCGTCCAGGCTGCGGACGTGGCCGCCCAGCAAACGCAAAACACCCGGGAACAAAGCGAGCAGGCCGTCAACACGGCGGCCAAACGCCGCTTCTCGCTGAACCGCACCGTCAATCCCTCCGCCGCGTCCTCCCTGATGGGAGGGCGCAAGACGCTGGGCTGATAGCAAGCCTTCTCGTACCACCACGCACCGCTGCATCCTCATGGTCCGTCCCAATACACGCCTTGCCGCCCGCTACATCGACACCGCAGAAGCCCTCCTTGGCGACATGAGGGGGTACAGCGGAGACTGGGACTGGCTGCGCAAGCACATCATGCCCCGCACACAGGCCGGGGCAGACCGTGAGGAACGACCGTCCCCCACCGCCAAGCGGCTGCATTCCACTGTCGCTATCAAATCCCTGCGCATCCTGACGGGTGCGCACATCATGTACATTACCCCGTCCAACCAGCGCTGGTTCTCCCTTCAGAGCGGGCTTCGCGGAAAGGAGAAATCCTCCCGCGTGGACGAATGGTTTGCGGAATCCACGGAAATCATGTTTGCGGAGCTGGGACGCTCCAACTTCTACACGGAAATCCATGAAACATTTTTAGACCGCTGCCTGACGGGAACCGGGTGCCTCTTCTGTGATACTTTGCCGGATGGCCGGTTGAATTTCCGGCATATACCCTCCGGCACGTATGCCATCGCGGAGGGGGAAAACGGCCAGGTCAACACGCTCGTGCGCCAGTTCAAGCTGACGCCCCACCAGGCGGTGGAAAAGTTCGGCTACAAAAAACTCCCGGAAAGCGTCCGCAAGGACTTTGACGACCCTCGGAAGCGCTTCACCGTGCGGCATGAATTCCTCCACCTGGTCTTCCCCCGGCAGAACTGCGACTTCGGGCATGATCTCGTGAATGCCAAGCGCATGAAATGGGCCTCCGTCTACCTCGCCTGGGGAGTGGAAAAACAAGTCATCCGGGAGGAGGGCTACAACGAATTTCCTTTTCTTGTTACTCGTTTTTTGCGCTATGGCGACGGCCCCTACGGCTACGCTCCCGGCCTGGATGTCATGGAAGAAATCACTGCTACCCTCAAGCTGGAACGCGTCATGGACGTACTGGCGGAAGTGGCCGCTTTCCCGCGGATTATTCAACTGGCCGAACAGGTCGGGGAAGTAGACTTGCGGGCAGGGGGCGTCACCACCGTCAAGGCGCAGGCGGCCCGTGAAAAACTCCCCCGCGAATGGGCTACTTCGGGCCGTTACGATGTCGGCAAAGACCGCATTGCCGACAAGGAGGAAAAAATCCGGGAGGCCTTCTTTGTGGACATGCTGATGCCTCTAGCCAACGTGGATCGGCAGATGACGGCAACCGAGATTAACGCCCGCCAGGAAGAACGCGTCCTCTCCTTTTCCCCCTCCCTGACCCTCTTTATCAGCGACTGCAATGTTCTCATGCACCGCATCTTCTCCATCCTGTTCAGGCAGGGCAAATTCCCCAAGGACGACGTGCCCGCGGAACTCATCGTGCCGGACATGGGAGGGAGTGAAAACTATGAAATTGAAATCCCCAACGTCCAGTACCTCGGGCGCATCTCACAAGCCATCGCCAACGCCCAGCAGCAGGGACTCGAATACTTCATGCAGGTGGCTTTGAACTACACGCAGATTACCAAAGACACCTCGATGATCGAATACGTCAATCCGAGAAAATTCGCGCAATTCCTCTACGAGCGCACCGGGGCTCCCACCAGTTGCCGCCGCACCGCCCGGGAACTTTTCGAGCTCGACAAGCAGAAGGAGCGAGACGCCGAGATGCAGCGCAAGCTGGCTGCCGCAGAGGGCGCCCGGAATCTTGCCGGAGCCCAGAAAGACCTGGCTCCCGCCTGACGCCCCGGCACACACGCGCCATTCCATTTTCTTATGCAACCCATAGAACAACACATAACAACCGAACAGGAGCTGGCCTACAAACGCTATGTAGAACGCCGCCGTTCCCACCTGGCCCGCCAGGTTACGCCGGAAACCCTCGCCTACATAGAGGAGGAGTTCCAGACGGAGCTTCCATGCTACCAGACCCGCGATCCCATGACCGGCCAAACGCTCAAGCCCGATCCCATCCTCGCCGCCATCCGGGATGGACAGAGGGAAGTCGTCCTTTGGCTGCGGCGTGAAATCGCCCTGGGCCTCCAAGCCGCGGAACAAAACGATGAAGACGCCTGAATCCAACTCCAATCCCATGCTGAACTTCAACACCAACACCATCAACAAAGACGAATGGCTGACCCCTCCCTGGCTTCTCTCCAGGCTCGGTTCTTTCGACCTTGATCCCTGCGCGCCTGTCAACAGGCCCTGGCCCACCGCCTCCCGCCACTACACCGTTCTGGACGACGGCCTTTCCCGGCCCTGGAAGGGCCGCATCTGGCTGAATCCTCCCTACGGCAGGGAAACCTTCCGCTGGATGGACAGGCTCGCCACCCATGACGGGGGCGGCATGGCACTCGTCTTTGCCCGGACGGAGACGCGCGGATTCGCCCGCTCCGTCTGGAACCGTGCGGAATACGTCTTCTTCTTCCACGGCAGGCTTCGTTTCTGGACGGTGGAGGGGAAAGAGGCCGACGCGGCCAACGCTCCTTCCTGCCTGGTTGCTTACCGCAGGGAAGAACGCCCCTTTCTGGCCGCCTTTCAGCAGGATGGGAAAGGAATTCTTGTGGAACGTGCCCGTCCCGGCTTGATGTCCCTGGAAACCGATACCTTGTTCCAATACCAGCCTTTGGCTGCCTGACCACCACTTCCAATCAACAAAAATAACAACGACAAACATGAACACCACATTATTCAATCCATTCATGCGCATCTGCCGCGCCGCCTCTGAAGAAACGCCGGAGGGGGGCGGACCTCCCGCCACCCAGCAGCCGGAAGACACGCCTCCGGACCAGCCGCCCGCTCCCGGAGAAGAACAGGCTCCGCCCAATCCGGACAATCCGGGGGAGGCCGCTCCGGAATCCGGCGAGGTTGACTTCTCCCTGGATACTCCACCTCCGGACGGAAAAGAGCAACCCGGGGACGAAACTGAACCAGGCAATCCGGAGGACAGCAAAGAGCCGGAAAAGCCCTATGAACTCGAATTACCAGATGATCTGGACGTAACGGACGACTTCAAGGCTACTCTCAAGGAACACGCCAAGGCTTCCGGTCTGGAAGGCAAGGCGGCGGGGAAATTCGTTTCCGGCGTCATCAAATCCATGCAGGAGGCGGAACAGGCCAACATTGCCGCCACCACCAAAGAACTCCGGGAAGACTGGGGCAAAAATTTCAACGCCAACATGAAATCGGTGAAGGAATTTGCGGGCAAGCTCAAACAAAAGTCCGGCCTCACCACGGAGGACCTGGCGCCCCTTCAGTCGCCCAAGGGCTACCGCCTTCTCTACGCCTTGATGAAATCAGTAGGGGAAGACGCCTTCGTTTCCGGGAAGGAAGCGCAGCCGGAAGACCCGCAGAAGGAGGCACAACGAATGCTGACCGATCCGTCGCACCGCTACTTCCGAGCCATCCAGGACCCCACCGACCCCCTCTTCAAGGAAGCCAACCAGGAGTACAACCGCCTTGTCGGTTTTTCGCAATAAAGCAGGCTGAAAACACAGCAGGCTCCGCTTCCTCAATCCCTTTCCGGCATCTTCCGGAAAGGGATTTTTTGATGCCTTTTTTCCCCGAAACGGACCGACAAAAGACTTACTTTCCAGAAACCGGAGTGCTAACATCCCGCCCATGCCCTCCTTCTCCATGCCCAACTCCGATACCGATTCCCTGGAAGCGGAACGGTTAATGGAAGCCTTCGTTCCTTACGTCCGGGAAGAACAGGAACGCCGCCACCCGGAATGGGCGGCCCTGGTGGAGAAAGTCAAAAAGGCAACATCCCTCCTCAAGCACTACGAAAACCGCACGACTTGGAGCGGCCTTGGTGTCGTGGAATATGCGGACTGGTGTTTTTACCCGGAAGAGAACGGGGACATTTGCCGACTAGTGATTCATGCGGACTTGCTCCCGGCCCGCACCCCATTGGACCGGGCTTCCCATGACAGGATGCTTCAAGAGCTACAAGAAATTCTTCGTCCTCTCCAGTACACCATGAGCCAGGAAGAATACACCCTCACCATCCTGATTCCCCTTTCTGAAAACTAACCGTAACAAGGTTAAATGAAGCCTATGTAGCATATCCCATTGCATCATCAATGTCCATGTTATCCTTTTCAGTTGCACAAAGTTGTAAACATGACACTTTTTCCATTTTTACTTGGACATAAAAGCATGCTATACATTATAAATCACGTGCATAATGTAACTATCTGATAGTTAAGACTAATATTCCCATCATCCGCTCCATTTTTTAAGAATCCCGGCCGGTTTGATGCGGGAATAATGAGTTTGCCTGAACAGTGATATTTCCGTTTAATTATTTGAAGGTGCGGAAGGAGGATATGGCGGTCGTTTATTTCTGCAGAGGTGAAACAAGAGCCGGATATCTTGTTTGCAGCGGGGCCTTATGCGCTGCCCCGCCTTTGTTGATCTCCTCCGGAAGGAGAGGAATTATTGCGGAAGCCCGCTTTCCTGAATGACGGGAGTTTCCCTTGGAAGGACTTTTCTTTTTAAAAACAGAGCTGTCAAATATTTACGGACCGGTTCATCATAGAGTTTCAGGCAGAGCCAGGCCAGCAGAATGCTTCCAATGACGACGGCCAGGGCTCCGGGAAGTGAGTCCAGGAAGGAAAGCTTTTCGTTTTTCACCCACGCATAGTACAAGTAGATGAACGGGTAATGCACCATGTACAGGGGGTAGGAGATGTTGCCCAGGAAACGGCATATTTTATCCGTATAGGGATTTGTAATTTTGCCGGAAGCGCCAAAGAGGAGGATGAGCGGGAAAAATACCGCGAAGCACGCTGTTTCATAGAGGCTGTTCATCCAGAAAGCATTTTGTCCTCCCAGCCGGGGAACGGCCAGCAGAATGGCAAGGGACAGACTGCATAACCAGAAAGAATTTTTGACGTTGAACGGCTTGAACAGCCGGAACAGGAGCAGCCCGGCTGAAAAGGAGTACAACAGGCGCAGGGAGCCACCCGTCCATTCCGTACCGGTCATGGAGAATCCGGAGCATATGTCTCCGTTAGGCCCCCAGAAGCTGAAGGAGGCAAGGCCGCACCCGGCCGAGACAACCAGTATTGCCAGGGAGCGTGTAGAGAGTTTCCGGATGAAGAGGGCATAAAGAAGGTTGCCGATGTATTCAAAGAACAGGGACCAGCTCGGGCCGTTGAGCGGGTACATTTCTCCCAGCCCCCGGATTTCCATGCCGGGAGAAGACGGAATGAGCAGAATATTGACGAAGGTAGCGGCGAACAGGGAAATGACCGCTACCTGCGATACATCCCATACGGGGCAGCCCTGGAAATAGAAGATAAGCGCGCCGATGAGCGCCCCTATCGCTACCATGGGCTGCAGGCGTATAAGGCGGCGTTTGATGAATTCCCTGGTCGTCATCGTTTTCCAGCGGTTGTCATAGGCGTAGCCGATGACAAAGCCGGAAAGCATGAAGAAAAAATCGACGGCCAGGTAGCCGTGGTTGATGATTTGGTCCACATGGCTGGTGGCGTAGGCTTCAAAGATGTGGAACCATACGACGACAATGGCGGCTACGCCGCGCAAACCGTCAAGAATGTGGTAGTGGTGTTTTTCACTGCCTGGGGGAATGGGAGAATGCTGCGTTTTCAACATGAGAGAAGCTGTTGTTCGATGCTGTTTTTGTTTTAATGTGAAAAAACGGCTGCTCATTTTCCGCCTTTCCGGTAGATGCAGGTTCTCCGGAGGCGCAATTGTTGAGCTGCCTAAGCAAATACCCTTCTTCCCGGCAGATTCTTTCAACAGGCGTTTCCTGTTTTATCTGCCGGCAGGTCGATGAGCGGAACGAACGGCGGTTTGCCGGAGGGAAGAACCACTTATGGATCGGAAGATGCAGGCAACCGGGGAACCCCGTCAGGATGGAACCGTTTTTGTAAGTCTGCCGGGAAGAACAGGGTGTTGCTTGCTGCCGTCCGATTTTCTGCGCTGCGGCGTTTTTTCCGGAATGGGAAAAGGGCCTGGCAGGGGCGAATGCTCAGCCTTTGCGGTAGTTTACAAGGGTTTCCATATATATTCCGGAGATACTGCCGCCGTCCATGGGGGTTATGTCCTTGAATGCGGGGTTAATGGGCTGCAGCACGTATTCCGTTTTTCCTGTTTCCGCATTTTTCCTGCGAATCAGTTTTTTCAGCGTAACGCCGCGTCCGTCGTTGTATTCCACGATGGTTCCCGGTTTGGGGATGGGCGGGGCGGTATGGCGCCGCATAATCACCAGGGAGCCGTCCGGGATGAGGGGTTCCATGGATTTCCCTTCTACGCGAACCACGTATTCGTTTTTACCCAGGGGCCTTTCCATGTAAATGGTAGACGGGACGGTGTCGCTTTCCGCAAGAGAGCCTGCGGCGATGTTGCCGATTATTTGCGTACTGTATTCACGCCTGGCGTGTCCAGCATGGGACGGAAATTGTCTGACCAGGGGAACCAAGGGGGAATGCGTTGACCGCAGCTGGCGTTCCTCCGCCGCTTCGTCTGCCAAATCCGTCAGCCACTGGCGGAGGGGGACGCCTTTTTCAGAGGCGGCCCGTTCATATTTCCTCATGCGCTCTTCCGTGATTTCCAGCACGAGGCGATTGGTCTGGACAGGTTCGTTTTCCGGTTGAACCGTTTTGTATTGAGACATCAGAGATTGGATTTTCAACATGGCGCTGGCGGGGAAGGGGCCGGAGGGGGAGAGCCAGTTATTCACCGTACCTTTTTCCGTACCGCATTCCATGGCAAGCCAGTCACGGTTTTTCCCAATGGCCTTCAACCAGTGTTTCACATCCCCTTTTGTCGGTGTCATGGCTTGATTATACACGATTTTCGTGAATTGTCGATAGAAAGAAATAAATTAAATTCGTTAAAATGTGTTGACGTATTAACGAAAATCGTTAAAAAGGCGCTATGAAGTACATGCCATTAGACCTTTCCGTAATGCAGCCGGAGCCGTTTCCGCATCCCGTGATGATGAGGTCCGACCTGTATGCCAGAAGACAGCCCTCCCGGGAAGAAAAGTGGGGCATTTGCCCAGGTTCCGTCTGCGGCGCGCTGCGGGTGCTGGTTCGTCGATGCAGGGAAGAGGCGGAGCGGCGGAAGCTGGCAATGAGCATTCTTTCCGTCGCCGGAGCCTGCGTTTTCGGTCTGATGGCCGTCGGCGTATTCTGGCTGGCTGTTGAGATGGATAATTCCGCTTTGCAGGCTTCCAAGTCTTCCTGTTCCATAAAACCGTAAGCCAGCCCTTGTCCAAGGGGGGCGGAACGCTTTTTTCCTGCGGAGCTTGCTTTCGGAAATGAACGGCCGCGTTTGATGCCTCCCGGTTTGTTTTTTCCGGTTGAAACGCCTGCGGACGCATGAAAGGTTCCGGCAGGAATGGGCGCCGGATTTCCAGAGGGGCTTTTTTATCCGCAGAGCAATTTGAACGGGAGAGACGGAGAGGGCTGGAGCTTGGATGACTGCATTATTTGCCGGCTGCATCACCCGGGTTCCGGAAATGCCGTCCGCCAATGCCGTTCCTGTGCGGGAATAGCGGTTGGTCATGCAGGCGGGCAGTATGGCGCCCGTTTGCGAAGAGGATGAAGCTGTGGTTCCGGATTTCTGTCCGGAGGGAACCGCATGAGATGGAGCAGGGATGCTTTTCCTCCACGTGGCCGTTTCCCGTTTATCTGGCGCGGTTTGATTTCATTCTGGCGTGGCCGCCGGGACCGGCTGTTGAAGGAGTTTCCTGAGGCGCAAGCGGGCACAGGCCTGTATGGAAATCCCCTGTGGTGTCTGTCGTGCCGGGATGCGAGGCGGGGATGATGCGACCCGGGTCCGGGGCGCCCATTATTCCGGGCGTTATGGCGCTGGTCGGGAGACTGGCGGCGGAAGATGCCGCCAGGAACGGCGGCCTTCCGCTTCTGGATTCATTCCGGGTAAAAGATGCGCCTTTTGCGGAGAAAGTGAAAAATGAAGAGGCTTTTTCCGATTTTGCATGTTGAGAAATAATTTTATGACAGTTGATATGTATTCATTATAAATGAATTAAAAATAATGAAGCAGAAAGTGCTAAAAATCTTTTGCATTATAGTTACTATAAGGAATAGCCTGAATGAAGAAAGAAGAAGGCATGGTACGCGGCCGGCGTCCTTTCCTTTCTTTTTCCGGAATCCGGCCATCGCCGTTTAAAAGGCACACCATGAAAAACAACAGACTTTTTATCAAATCATCGCCATGACCAAGAGAATGATTAAAAATGCTTCCTACGAAGGGGAACGTCCCCTGTTCGCTTCCCGCCATCTTAGGCTGGAAGACGTCATTATTTATCCGGGGGAATCCGCCCTGAAGGAATGTTCCGACATTGAAGCTGTGCGGTGCGAGTTCCGGGGGAAGTACCCTTTCTGGCACAATGACGGGCTGCTGGTGGAACATTGCCTGTTCAGGGAAGGCGCCCGGGCCGCCATCTGGTATTCCCGGAATCTGCACATGAAGGATACCCGCGTGGAAGCGCCCAAGATGTTCCGTGATATGGACGGGATGGTTCTGGAGAACGTCGTTCTGACGGATGCTCTGGAATGCTGCTGGCACTGCCGTAATGCGAAGCTTCGCGGCGTGCAGGCGGAGCATGGGGATTATCTGTTCATGCACGGGGAGAATATAGATGTTGACGGCTTCCGCCTGAACGGAAATTACTCTTTCCAATATTGCAGGAATGTGGTGATACGGAATGCGGAAATCCATTCCAAGGACGCTTTCTGGAATACGGAGGACGTGACGGTGTACGATTCCGTGGTGGACGGGGAATATCTGGGCTGGCATTCCAGGAACCTTCGTCTGGTGAATTGCCGCATTTCCGGCACGCAGGCGCTGTGCTACGCGGAAAACCTGGTTCTGGAGAATTGCACGCTCGGAGAGGATGCGGATCTCTGCTTTGAGTATTCCTCCGTGCATGCGGAAATCAAGGGGCGTGTGCACAGCGTCAAAAATCCGCGCAGCGGCCGCATTGTTGCGGAAGAGTACGGGGATATTATTCTGGACGAGCATTGCAAGGCTCCTGCCAATTGCTCCATTGAAACGGAAAAATCCCAATCCGGAGAAGCCGCATGA